TTAAATAATTTACAAACCGAAAATAAAACCAACATAGTATCCGCTGTTAATGAAATTATACCAAAATCACATATAACAAAAAACGACATAGTTTCATTTACACCACTTGTCGGTACTGCATATATTTTCTACGGTAATTGTTATTATTATAGAATAAATAATAAAGTTCATATACATTTAGGTCTTAGTAATTTAACATCGAATAAAAGTAATCCAGTATTTAAAATGCCTAGTAACTTAACACCATTTAGTATAATGTCAGGTATAGGTACAGCATCAAGTCAGTCGTCAACCGCAACAATACACTTATATCCCGATGGCACATGTTATGTGTATCCTATTAATGATACATATTGTTTGATAGATATAGAATACGATGTATATGTCGCAGAATAAATAGGAAGGAGTGACAAAATATGAAGAAAATCACTATAGATGATGATTGTCGTCATTTATCACAATCACATATAACAGTAGGATATATCGGTGAGAATAAAACTGAACAAATTGAATTCAAAATTCCAGAAAAATATAAAAACTATGGTAAAAAAATTTGTTTTGAAGCAAATGGGAAAACATTTCAAAAATTGTTTGACAATGTTACTGATAATACTGTGACATTCACTAGAGATATGACTAAATATGATGAATTATACGCGACAGTTGTATTTTTTAAAACAAACGATGACGATGAAATAGTAGCTAAAACTTCTTTATTACATATATTAATTGAGGGTGCTGTAAATTGTCCTGATGATGTATCACCAGATGATCCTAAAGTTATTATATTAGATAAATTGATAAATGATGTAACAAATCTTAATAACGAAATTACACTGTCTGAAAAGGAAAGAACAAATAACGAATCACAACGAATTGAAAACGAAAATCATCGTATCGCGAATGAAACACAGCGTGAAGAGTATATGGAAAACTTAAAATCTAGCGTTGAAAATGGAGATTTTAATGGAAAAGATGCAACAATTAATGGATTTAATACATTGAATATCGTTGCTGGAACAAATATTGATTTAAAACAAAAAAATGAAACGCTTGAAATAAATAACACGTATCAATATAATGATAGTGATTTAGTAAAGAAAATAGACGATATTAATAATAATCTTAAAAATTATTCACTAATAACTGAAACTGGTAATAAATTGGATTTAACAATAGATAGTAAGACATATATAATGACGTTAAAATTGAAAGATAAAGATGATAATATACTATCGACAGGAAGCGTTGATTTACCAATTGAATCAATGATAATCAATGTTACATATAACAACGATAATGAGAAACTAACATTTACATTGCAAAATGGTAGTGTCATAGATGTACCGTTAGACAGTTTAATAAGTGGTTTGGTTAATGAAACTGACTTAAAAAACATCCTAAAAGATTATGCAAAAACAACTGACGTACCTACGAAAGTGAGTGAATTAGCGAACGATAGCAATTATGTTAAAAATACTGATTATGCAGAAGAAAATAAAGCTGGAGTAATTAAAACTAATATTCCTTTTTATGCCACTGCAGTAACATCTGACGGAATCTTATATGCTACACCAAGAACACTAGAACAATACGCAGCACTAAATAATACTGGAATTATCTCAAAAGGTACTCTTGAAAATGTAATTGCTGGTAAGAATTTAGAAACAACCAATAATAAGGTTAATTTTGTAAATGAAAATTCAACGGATACACAAGATCCAAGTGCTAAATGTACTTATGAAATCAAAAATAATTTAGATAGGTTAAAAGATAATGTACTTGAGGTTGGAGAGGTAAGCGATACATATATTCACGTAGAAGATAGTTTTTTGAATGAATTAAAAGAACTTAGTGTCGATGGTGTTTGCGAACAACAAACAACCCCTTCGCCTGATTATCCACAAGAAATCAAAACAATAACAGATAGTTTGAGTGTGACTAGTAATAATGGAAAAGATGAAACAGAAGAAAATTATCTTGAAAGTGTCATAACTGCCAACCTTCCAGAAGGAGAATTTGCAGCCAAAATAGATGACACTTATAAAGATACATTAAAGGTAGTTTATAAAGAAGATAGAAAACATCATTTAATACTAAACAAGATTATTAGTAAGACTATTTTAAATGGAACTCAACCAATTAGCTATTCAAAAGTGATTAATGATGATAAATTTGTTGCACAATTTAATATAGGAACTGCTATCAAATCAAGTTCAACAATGATTTCTGATAAATTTATTTATATGTCTAATGGTTGGGCAAGTAATTCAGAAAATATTTCCACTGGTGGTTCAAATAACAACCTATTGCAAATGAAGATATTACAATCAAGACTTGAAGAAATTTCAAGTAATGGGCTAACAAATTGGCTATCAACACATCCTGTAGAAGTCTATTACGTTCTTAATACCCCATACGAAGTCGATTTAGGAATAGTAGATATGCCTTTATCTTACAGCGGAGTAACCAACATATTTACTGATAGTGATTTATTACCAAAAATCAATGCTAAATATTATAAAGACTTTAAACTATCAATAGAAAATTATATCAATAATTATATAGATAATAAGTTAAACAAATTACAACCAACTACAAATGATGTTCCGGCCGCAGATAATACACAACCAACTACAAATGATGTTCCGGCCGCAGATAATACACAATCAGATGAAAATCAGAATAGTGATTTGAGTTAGGAGGTAAACATGGAAAATATAGTACAACTTGTTTTTAACTATGGCATTGGTTTTGTGATTGTAGGACTATTTATCTACGACTGGTTTACAAATAAAAAAGACATTAAAATGACACTGAAACAAAATGAAAAATGTCTCGGGGAAATATCCGTTTCAGGAAAAAATACAGAAAAAAGTTTAACACTACTACAGCAAAGTATGAATCTTGTTCAACAATCAATGGATGAACAGAAAGAAATGATGCTTACGCATGATAAAAAAACTGAGCACACACAATTTATTGTGGAAGAAATAAAAAATAATTTAGAAAAGAGGTAAATAATTTATGAAAAAAGCATGGGATGATTTAAAGAGTTTTGTAACAGTAATAATGACATTAGCAATGGTTGTGTTATTATTTGTACCGTTTGAAGTTAACAAAGAGGTATTGATGCTATTTAGTACTTCTTACGGAGCAGTAATGACATACTTTTTTAATAAAAAGAAGGAGGTTTAGTAGATATGGCAACTACAGATAAAAGAACGGAAGAATCAGAAATCATTGGAATTGTAGAGGGAGATGAGTAGTTATGATTAAAGGTCAAAAGTCTATTCGTGGGGGTATAGAAGATTTTCTATGTCCATTTACAGATATGTATATAACACAGGGTTCAAATAGTAATTTTTCACACAAAGGAATAATGGCTAACGATGTTAGAGGTGCTCAAGTTGGAATCAAATATCCTTACTATGCGCCTTGTACTTGTAAATGTTTAAAAACATATCCATCATCAGGACAAGTAATGTGGCAATCTTTAAATAAAGTTAGATTTGCAAACGGAAGAATAGATTATGCAACTTTTATGACGGTTCATGATAATACAATGGATGCTAAAATAGGACAAGTTGTCCCTCAAGGAAGCCAATTAGGTAATATGGGAACAAAAGGTAATGCCACAGGAGTTCATTGTCATATAGAAGTAAGTCAAAGTGCAGATACCAGTTGGACTAAAAACCAATATGGAGTATGGCATTTTAATAATGAATATGATCTAGATGATTGTTATTTCGTTGATAATACCAATATATTAAATGGTATGGGAGGTAATTGGAGAACAACAGATAAAGTGCCAGTAAATAACCCACAGCCTCAAGGTGCAGACCAAATACTTTACAAAGGTAGTAAAGTAAAATTTAATGGAGTATTTAAAGTAGATATTCTAAAAAGTCCATTGTCAAGTAATTTGTTCGGTTGTTGTCAACTAACAGGTTGCTCTTATAATTCATATAAAGCCGAAAAAGTAAAATCTTATCACTGGTTACCAACAGGACCATTTGTAGAATGTGATGTGAATGGAAACCCTACAAAAGATCAAGTCCTAAGTGGTAGTAATTCATATGTTAAGAATGATAGCATTTATACTGTGGAAGATATAGACATAAACAGTAATTCCGCGAAACTTATTATAGATGATAGAGTAGTATGGGTATTTAGTAAATATTTATATGAAGTCAGTAATAACTAATAAAAAATTATCGATTAAACATAATCGATAATTTTCTTTTGTTTTATTTTTACTTTACTTTTTCTTTATAAATTTTGTATTTTTTATTTAGCTTTTTAATATATAATTTAATCAGAAAGCAAGTTAATACTTAGTTTTCTGTTTACCTAACACGAAGAGGAGTGAATATCATTTTATTATATATAATAATATGGATTACTTCTCTATTTTTTTATGTTTGAGATGAGATAATTGTTAACTAAAGGAGTGATCACATGTATAACAATCCGTATGGTTTTAATCCATATATGAATCAAAGATTTCAAAATCAACCTAATAATCAACCTATGCCTCAACAAAATATACAACCACCTATGCAACCTATACAACAATATTGTTCATTATTAGGAAAACAAGTCGATAGTATAGATGTTGTCAAAGCAACGGACATACCATTAGACGGAAGTACTTGTTATTTTCCATTAATCGATGGAAGTGCAATTGTTACTAAAAAATTACAAAATGATGGTACTAGTAAAACAATAATATATAAGCCTGTTGAAAACGAAGAAGAATCATCAATAAAATATGCTACAATGACTGATATTGAAAAAGCTATAGAAAATATTGATTTAAGTGATTTAGATGATATAAAAGACGACATAAAAGATTTGAAGCAATCTATAAAAGATTTAAAGAAAAAGAAGAAGGATGAATAATATGAATCCAGTAAATATGTTAAAAGGTATGATGGGAATTAGTAATCCAAAAGATATGGCAATGAAAATGCTATCTCAAAATAACAATCCCATATTTAAAAATTTAATTGATATGGCAAACAAAGGTGACACAAAAGGTGTTGAAAATTTTGCCAGAAATTATATGAAAAGTCAAGGAAAAGACTTTGACCAAGAATTTAATAATTTCAAAGAAATGTTTAAATAAAATATTTGGTTTTTAATATAATTTTGCAATTCCCAAGTATTTTAAATATAAAGAAAGGAGAATTTATATGAGAGGAGAAAGTGGATTAACTGCTTCTGATGTTGCTCTATTATCTGGAAGAAACGGAAATAATGATGGTTTTGGAGATAATGGTAGCTGGTGGGTTATTATCTTTTTAATCTTTGCCTTTATGGGCTGGGGTAGAAATGGTAATGGCTTCGGTGGTGGTAATGGTTCAGGTGCTACTGACAATTATGTACTAGCTTCTGATTTCGCAACAATTCAAAGACAATTAAGCGATGGTTTCAATGATTTAACAGCACAATCAAGATACATTCAAAATGGAATCTGTGATGGCTTCTATGCTATGAACACAAGCCTATTAAATGGTTTTGCTGGTGTTAATAATTCAATTATGACAAATGGTTATGAAACTAGAAATGCTATAAATAGTGTATCTAGTCAATTAGCAGACTGTTGTTGCAAAACTCAAAGTGCTATTCAAGGAGTTAATTATAATCTAGCAACTAATGCTTGTAATTTACAAAACACAATGAATATGAATACTAGAGATATAGTTGACACTGTTAATGCCAATTATCGTGCATTACATGATGAAATAGTCGCTAATAGAATTGAAGATAAGAACGCTCAAATCACTGCTCAACAAAATGAAATTAACGCATTAAGATTGTCTGCCAGTCAGTCAGCACAAAACGCTTATTTATTAAGCGAATTAAAACCTTGCCCATCACCTAGTTACATAGTACCAAACCCTAACTGTTGCTATAATTATCAAGTAACAAGTGGATGTGGTGGATGTGGAAATTTTTAGTAAGACCTGATTACAGGAACTTGATTACAAGTGCTTACTATTTTTAGAGATAGGAAAGCCCTATCTCTTTTTTAGATAATTGCTATTTTACACATTATTTTGTAAATTAGTGTGAAAAAAGCACAAAAATTAGATTAATATCCACAATGGAGTATAAAAAAGTCCATTTATAGGTGGAAAAATTACATTAAAGTCCGATTTAATGTGAAAAATTTATAAGAAAGGAATGATATTATGATACAAAGTTATCAAGAAACACCAGTTTTACTTGCTTCAAATTCTAGCCCTTTAACATTTTCTACGGATTGTATAAGAACAAGATGTGCTAATTGCTATGGTTTTCTTCAACATTCACAAGGTTCACCACTTTATAAAATTTTAAATGGTGGAAACTATGACGTTACTTTTAACGCAAATGTAACAAGTGCTACTGCTGGACAAGTTGCTTTAGGTTTATATATGGATGGAGTTCTATTACCTGGTACGACTGTTATTGCTGATATAGCAACTGCTGGTGATTATGTAAATGTAGCATTTACTAAAACAGTACCAATTTGTTGCAGAGGGGACGCCACTTTAACAGTACAATCAGTACCTAGCGTGTTAACTGGTACAACTGCAACTGGAACACCAACTGCTACACAAATACCTTTATATCAAAATGCTAACTTTAGAATTAGCAAAAGATCATAATGAATACTGAAAACAATAACGAGTATTTATTTAATTTAATAAATATATTATCTTTTATTATTGGTATTGAAAATTTGAATCTAAATGACAAACAAATCGAAAAGTTGGAAAATCATTTAAACAATCAAGATAAACAATATGCAGAGATAATAAGATTATTAAAGGAAGGAGGTATTTATGATAGACAAAGTTAAAGAAAAAACAGAATATATAATAGAAGATATTCTTCAAGAAGAAATAACAGAAGATAATATTGATATGCTTGGAAAATTAATAGATATTCATAAAGATATGGCAAATGAAGAATATTGGTGTAAAAAGGAGGAAATTATGATGTATAGAGACGATAGATATAATGACTATCCATCAATGAACTATGGTGGAGGACGAAGAAGAGATAGCCGTGGTAGATACATGAACAGTGGCCGTGATAGACGTTACAGAGGTCACGATATGATTGATGATATGTATGAATCATATAGTAATTATATGGGCGATAAAGAAGAAATGAATCGTGGTAATTATGGGGCTAAAGACGACACTATGAAATCTCTTGAATATATGTTAGAATCTATGGTTGATTTTGTAGAAATGTTAAAAAAAGACACAAATTCACAAGAAGAAATGGATTTAATACGAAAATATACTAGAGAAATAAGTGAAATGTAATGTATAAATATTATAACAACAATGCTTTAGGATTATTTGAGAATGATTGTACTATAAGGGCGATAAGTCTTGCAACAGGTAATAGTTGGGATGATACATACCAACATATGAGTAATTTGGCAAGGATTAAAGGAACTATGATGGACGATAGAGAGTTTATAATTAATTATCTAGACGAACGATATAAAAAAGTACCTACATATAATTTATCGGTCGGGGAAGTATCAGCAAAATACAACGATAATGTTATTCTTATAACAATGAATGGTCATATTGTTTGTTCTAAATATGGTGTAGTTTATGATAGTTTTGATTGTCGAGAAAGAAAAGCCGAGTATTGTTGGATTGTTAAATAAGAAGATTAATTTCTTCTTTATGGGTAGATACTCAAGTGGATTAAGAGGTTGGTCTGCAACACCAATATTCATGAGTTCGAATCTCATTCTGCCCTCCATAATAAAAAAAAAATAACACCCTATTCATGGGTGTTTTTATAATTGTATATTTTTGAGAATAAAATTTTCATATCATTACTATATGTTGTAGTTGATATCCCCAAATCCATACAAGTTTGAACTCTACTTACTTTATCATAATACTTCATAATCAAATTAATTTCATATTCTGTTAGTTCCATATTTTCACATAATTCTTCCACGTTTTTACGACAAAAACATCTTATCTGTTGTTTTAAAACGTGATAAGTACTCTTATCAATCATATCTAATTACCTCATTTCTAAATCAATTATAGATAATTATTTACATAAAAACACATAATAAAAGAACTCAATTGAGTTCTTTTATACTATCACGTAGCTTATATTTTTTCTTTTGAATACTAGGAACAGAATAATTTAATTTTGTTGAAATCCATTTTTCACTATATCCATCTACATAAAATAACTTTCCAATAATATAATCAATACTATTTTTATCAGTAATATTAAGCACAATATTATCATATACTTCAATAGTCATACCTCTATATAATTTTTTATTTTTATTATCAACAAAGAAACTGACAATCTAGTTTAATAATATACCTAACAAAACAGAAATAATTAGTGATATATTACTAGGTATAGTTATTCTATTTAAACAATAATACGAAATGTTAGAAATAACAAAGCATGATAATGCTGTTTTCATATGAAATGGTTTTCCAAATAATTTTTTATTCAACCAAAAACTACATAATATAATTACACATTCTATAAAAGTATCATTTAGAAAAGCTATAAATAAAATGACAAATACTGTAAATATATTCCAAAGTAAATACAATGGTATGTATATCATATTTGTTAATTTATCTACTTTATTTTTACTTTTATTATTTTGATATGCGTTTTGCAACTTTTTCGGCAAACTCTTTAATAAAGTCTGTAGGCGCAAAAATGAACCAACTACCATATCCCATAGCGAATTACCTCCCATCTGAAAAAATAATTTATAAGCAATTACAGATAACATTATATAATCAAAATTTAGTATAATATTAGCTATTCCACTGTGTATATAATTTTTACAATTAATAAAAGGAATATTTCTAATAATAACACTAATAAATTGAAATAATAAATTAATTATACAATATAACCAATAGTTGCTTATGTGATGTTTACACAAGTTGTTTTTCTTCACAAATTTAATATATACAATTTCTAACATAAATAACCATAATAAATCTGTAAAAATAAATATAAAAGGCATATTATAAGTATATTTTAAAAATTGAGATATTATACTTAAAGGCATAGTTATTAATGTAAATATCTTCATTGTCTTACTGTTGTCGGCGCATGATATACTTAAAATAATATATGTGTATAAAGTTAATGTTATCCCATACCATAACATTTGTAAATGATATTTATTGAAAAACAAATCAATCGATATTAAGATTTTATTATTATCATCTAACCCAAAATAATTTAAACCACATATTTTTAAAATAAATATAATGCCTAATATTATAAAATAAGTAGATAATGTACTTGACATTATCTTATCAAGATCTTTCTTCATAACCAAATCTCCTTACACAAAAAGTCACCCTTGAGGTGACTTATTAATTAATCTAAATCGTCATCGTCATTGCTTGCAATACTATTTCTAGGGGAATCAGATTCTTCTTTAACTAATTTTAATATTCTTTTGATATTGGCAAATACTGGTAATTCACCATCTTCGTTTGGACGTGTTCCTTCAACATGAATCACTTCACATAGAACTTTTTTACCAACTAGTTTAGGTGTGTCGTTTTTTGTATCAAATTCATCACCATCTTCAAGACCTAATGCGGTAGATACAAGCATTGACATTTGATATAATGCGCCTGAAATATCAAACTTATATTGACTATTTATAAATCCACCTTCACTATCTTGAAATGTTACTTTTAATTTGTCTGGTTTTCCACTTGGTGTTGCTTCTGCTTTTGTAATAGTTAATACTCTTTCTCCTTCTGGTACAGTTTTAAAATTACCTTTTAAATTCATTTTAATCATCATAATTATTTCTCCTTACTTTTTTTATTCTTAGTTAATTTATATGTTATTGATTCTTCACAATATTTATTGTACAATGTTGGATTATCTTCTGCAAATCTTTTACTATTAAATTTCATACTAACGCTACCATTTAATTTATAAGTGTCGTAAGACATCTTTGTTTCACCATCTTTTAATAAATTAATCATTTTATCTTTGATAGCGTCTTGTATTGTTTTTAATTCTTTTTCTTTACTTTCAATACCCGTTTCATTTTTTATTTTAATTATATCTTGTTCTAATAATTCGGCACTTTTACATAATTCATCTAAACTATTGTCATTTGATGGATTACTAGTTCTTAATATATCAAGATATTCTTTATCCAATTTTTCATCAAATTCTGGTGAAATACCTGTCTCTATATATTTTTCCCACCATTCTTCGCAATATTTTATTGCATCATCAAATGTTATCATATCGCCATTTGGCATTTCTATCAACACATCTTTTATTTTTTTAACAACCATTTTTGTATTTGTTTCGTTTGGCTCAAACATTTCTGGATGATTATAATCATCATCTTGTAAAAAAGCACATATAAATAGTACTCTATCCAATTTTTTTAAATACGAATATTCACAACCTTGTAATAAATACTCAATCGGAACTTGATTGTTCTCCCAAAGATGTGGCTTTGAACTTGTTTTACATTCAACAATCATTGTTAATGTTTTCAAATCCTCTTTTGTTGCAACAACATCTATTATACCACCAAATATATTACTATCTTCTATAAAATTATTCCATTTATATTTATCTATATTATTACCATAATATTCTTCTATACTCATTACATTTGGGAATCTATTTCTTATAAAATTGATTAATTTAGGTTCTATGGTTTTTCCAGCAAGAGTATATTTAGAATCTTCAAAAGGAAGTTTAACAAGTTTTGTTATTTCACACCATGCACCGAAAGGTGATTGATATTTATTTAAACCAAGTACACTAGCAACACGATGTCCTGTGATTCTTAATCGCTGTTTAGGTGGTCCAGGAAGAATGATATTTTTACCATTCTCTCCATATCGCCATTCTTTAGCCATTATTATCACCTACTATATCAAAATAATCTTTAATATTTTGCTTTAATTCGTCTAAATCATCTGATTTTAATAATTCTATCATGTCATCTCTCACCATGTCTTTATCCAAAAACAATTCATTAAACAATCCTTCAACTTCAAAAAAATGTGTATTTTGTTTCGATATTCGTTGCTTTGTCATAGTACTATATGCACAAGCACAATTATTCATTACCATTGAATAATCTGATAATTCTTTCATGACTTGATCTTTACTTAAAGTACCATCTTCATTTTCAACGATGCCTTTCCAAAAACTATTATATTCTTCTATGTAATCGTCTTTTTTATCGGTCATATTATAATCCAACCTTTTCCATTTTATTTTTGACTTTAAGATCGATTTCCATTAAATCAACTGATGTACATTTACCACTCATTATTTTATCAAGTGTCTTTGTACCCCATTCATTATCGTTTAATTTCTCTCTAACTTTCATAATATTTTCACAAATATTTTTTATATCTTCTTCATCAGAATCTTCATGTTGTTCTTGTTTTACAACTTCTTTTTTTATCTCTGCTTTCTTTTGTTCTGGAATATATACAGGAACTTTTGGAAGTTCACTTTTCTCAGTTTCTTCTGGAACTAAAGTTTCGTCATCACCATTTTTTGGTGTAAAGTTTTTATAAAACCATGTTCTAAATGCCATTGTTGATGCCCCTGACACAGCTTTGTCCATTGTATCACTACCTTGACCTATTGTAGTATATTTTTTTACTACACCAGTATCTATATCAGTAAATGATGCAGTACATTTTACTGTAGCTAAATGTATAGGAGGTCTACCACTAGGCTTTATACAATCCTTATCAAATGAAATAACATCATTAACATCAAATGCAAAATCTAAACCAACTTTTATAGATTCTTCTTGAACTGCATCGTAGATTTGATTAATACTATAATACTCACCTCCACCTAAATTGGATGGTAATTCTTTATCAAGAATAAATCCCCTTTTTCTTATATTTTTTCTAAATTCATTTAGTTTTTTTGATAATTTTGCATAAGCAGTTTCTTCCATATTATCATCTCCTTTTTTCGACTCTTTAATTTTATTAACTAATTCTTCATTTTGTGACATAGATTGTTGTAATCTTGTTGCTAATTCAAATTCACTATTTTCTTTTTCTTTCAACTTATCTTCTAATTCTTGTTTAGTCATGTTTACCTCATCTCCTTTTACACTATCTATATTATCATATTGTACTTTATTAGTCAATGCTTTTTTACGTTCTTTTATTATTTTTATCAAATCTGCTTTTTTAGTTTTCTTCTCAATATCTATATTAAGTTCCTTTGCTAAATCAAGAAGTTCTTCTTTTTTATATTTCTCTAGCGTTCTACCGCCAATAAATTTAATATATTTTTCATTAGCAAAGTCAATATACCATTGTTTATTTATATCGTTTATTGTACATTCATTTCCATTATCAACAATTGGATTTATAGGACAATTAGCTAGTGAATCTCTTCTTCCATCTGGTTTTACTTTAATTATAGTTCCACGTGGAACATTCCCTGCATAAATTCTATTGTTTCTTTGAAGTTCTATGTCACCATCTGTTGATTCTTGAACACATTTTTCATAAGTAGATCCTAAATGTGATATGATTTGAAATCTAAATATATCATCACATTTATTTATTGTTTCTTCAAGTGGAATATCAAATAACAATTTTTTTAGAAGTGCTTCACTTACAATACTCATTGAATTACTTTTAAGACTTGGTTTGTATGAATATTCGAATATTTTCTTTTTTTTATTCCATTTAAACTTATGCTCTCCGCGAGTTAAATCACTTCCTTTATAATGCACCTCATATCCGTTGTTTACTTTATATATACCAGCATAATTGTTTATATCACGTGCCATCAATCTTACAATTTTATCATCTTCCATTTCCAAGCCTGTTAATTTCTCCCAAACATGAACAACATTATATACATCATCAACATATTTCTCATCCACAGACACTTCTACAGCATCGGTGTTGAAACGGGATAGATGTACTGTTGGAATTTGTAACAGATCATAGCCTAGTTGTAATAACAAACATTGTCCTGTAAAACATATTGATACACCTTGTAATGGGTCGTTCAAATTATTGAAATCAGCACGTAATGTTCCTGTATAACTATTAATAATTAACTTTAAACCATCTTTTATATCAGAGTTTGTCACATTTAATATATCTAAAAAATCTTTTGGTAATTTATTATGTTTAGCATCCATTCTCATTTTTAAAATTTTTACATAACTATTTTTGTCACTTTGATTTCTTGAAGAATAACCATATAACCTAACGAGATTCGGATAAAGGCTAGATACATCGTTATTAATTAATACTCTCCCCATATTATAAAACCTCAGTCTCCGAAAAACACCATTTAAAACCTTTATAAGAAGAAAGTTGTCCTTTTGCACATTTACTTATTCTGTGAACACCACTTTTATTATGTTTGCAACTTACATTTATAGATGCAGCTTGGATTGACTCATATGCATTGACAAAGATACCATTCATCGTATATTGTTCAACTGGCTTATATTTTTTTTGTTTAGATCGTAAAATTCCAGTACCATAATTAATATTATAAACATTATCACACCATTCAAGATTATATATACAATTATTGTGTTTGTTTTCATCTTTATGATTTATTTGTAAACCGTCTTTATAAAAATTTTCATAAAAGGTAGACATTACTAATGAGTGTATAAAAAATTTTTTTTTGTTATTGTTTTTACACAAACATACCCTACCATAACCTCTTTTTGTATAAGAACATTTCAAAATACGTTCATGTGTTGTTGTTCGTTTTAAACTTTTAATTCTACCATAATTACTAACTTCATACAATTCTTCATAATTTTTAATACGTTTAAATTCCTCATTTGGTAATAAGTTCAAATCAAACCATCTTTTAGAATTTGGCTCTAAATTTACAAATTCAGTATTACGCTTATTCACATTTAAATACCTCACTTTCGCCATATGTAAATGGTCCTGTTGTTGGAAAACCATGTATACCGCCTAATTGTACTTGTATTTCTAACCCATCAATAAATAACGATTCCATAGGATGTTCTTTTATATATTGCAAATCATTATTATGTTCTCTACACATTTCAATATAGTTCAAAAATTCATTAGGAATCTTATTTTTATCAACAACATCAGGAAATTCATATAAAAAAGAATCATTATGCTCTTTTCGTTTAGCACCTAACGAAATTGCAGTCAGATTAGCATCAGTTAAACTCAAAGCATATTCGGTATCAACATTACAAATTTTTGCTACTATATATTTCGATTTAAATCTAGTCATTAACATATCAAATATCGGAAATAATGCTTCAACATCACAAGTACAATAATGTAACACTTCATCATATTGTTTTTTATTCCATTTGTCAGGTAAGTCGAAAGGAACTGTGGTTTCTGTAATATTCATAAATAAATTTCCTTCTAGTTCCTTTAATGATTTCCTAGGAATAATACAATTGATTAAATCTATTTGTGTTGGTAGTTTTGCATATCCTGTATCAATGTCCCAAGCGTTACCACCATTAACTATATAATCTGCTACTTCTTTTATTTCCTCAGGTGTATAGTTATTTAAGCAACATTTTAATATCCATTTATCGAATCCATTGTTATTATATCCCATCAATATTGGATTATATTCATCAATGAAGTTTTGATAATCTTCTGGCAATGCGTTATGAAAAACTACTTTTTGTTTTGTACGATAATTTATAAAGACAAATAATGTATCATGTGCGAATGTTTCGCAGTCGTATCCCCAAATTCTATCTAATAACGAATCAAAACTCATTGTTTGTCCTCGTTATTGTCTATGTTATTTAAGAATTCTTTATACATCTCATAATTTTTTTCTGCTTGTTTTTTAGACGATACTATTGCCCAAAGTAATATCAATAAAAAGCAAGATATAAAACCAGCTATAAACCAAAACACACTAGCAGGAATCATAACCATATTATTCACCTTCTTTTATTATTTCAACGTCATAACCTAATTCTTTACATATTTCAGATACTGTCATCTTCTTAGGTTCTTTAGGTCTTAAAAATACATCTACATATTCAACTGGTCTACTTACTTTCATAATATCTGATCCACGATAATCTAGATCATTACAAATCATATCATCACGGACATCATCAATGTCATTCAAACCATTATCATGATAATATGATATATCATAAAATAAATTATTGTTATATATTAATTTATCACCATTTCTCAATGTAACAATATCACCATTTTTTAGATCATTTTTTGTGAATGAGTGAATAAAATTAAAGTAATCACAAGATAAACCAACATACATATCCCCATTATCAGCTAATATATCACAACTGTTATCAGACACTCGAACTACAATACCTCTCCAATCTTTTATTATTTTATCATCTACGATATCTCCTATTTTAAATTTTTCCATACTTATTTATTCTCCTTTATATACGTTCTTCCCTTAATTATTGTATTTTTTTTATTATTATATTTAGGTTCTTTGGACACCCAAAACATTTTTGTTTCTTTACTTCTTTGTTTATAATATTTTTGTTTTTCTTTATAATTTTTAAATTGTTTTTCCATATTTATTTCTCCTTATATTTAGTTATAATAATCATCATATTTGTTATACATGCCATAAACATATTCTTCAAATTCATCAGTATCATACTTATTACTATCAACAAACAATATGATATTAGATTCAAAATATTTAATAGCTGCTTTCAATTTATCTGAACAAATCCTTATTCTTATATATTTTCAAGGCGTGTCATCATTGGGCCTTGTTCAAAAAATATACAGTTTTTTGAACAAAACTAAATTTTTCAGCATTATCAATAATTGTTAATAATTTTGTATCTTTAATATATTCTATTTTTATAAATCTGCCATTCATCCCAGTCGCATAATCCTCGTCAATATAAACAACATCATCTAATTTTTCGTTATTATAATAAATATCAAAATCATATAAATTTTTCATAAAATATCCCATCCTTCTTTTTTATATACACTTTTTCTTTTTGCAGTAAATCTATCAAGCATACCAACATTATCAACCAAATCATATACTTTTGCTAATGTTTTACCTTTACTAGGTCTTTGACATCTACCAATACTTTGAATGACAAGTCGTTCATCTTTCACAGGCGTAGCCATTATCAAATATTCTAATTGTGGGATATCAAGACCTTCTGCTACTAATGAATAACTAGCAAACAATACATTATATTTATTATCTTTAAAATCAGCAATAGATTGTTCCCTAATAGCTTTTTTTGTTTTGCCATCAATATATACTGAATTTGGAGTTTTTTCACTAAGATAATGCAATTGGTCGACTCTTTCTGAAATAACTATCGTAGGCTTATCTAAGCCATGTAAGATAGATAATATTTGTTGATTTCTTTCTTCCTCTTGTGATATATCTGTTATTAATTTTGTAAACATTATTCTACCAGTTCTATCATACACATCTTTATCCATTACTGAATAATTAGTTTTTACAAAAGTTATTCTAGCTGGTACTTGAAACATATTACTTGGTACTTCAACAACTGGTTTACCTTCATAATAACCTATTAATTTATCTTTTGTATCATTCTTTTTTAATTCATAAATAACATTCCCTATTAATTTCGGAATACATTTCCATAAATCATTAGATGTTTTTAGAGTAGCGGTACAACCTAATTTGTATCTAGCACTAAAATATTCCATACACGTTTTAAACTGCATCACAGATTCATCACTTACCATACAATGTTGAACTTCATCTCCAATAACACAACCAAATGTATCTTGTGGTATTTCATCTCTTTCAATAACTTTTACTAGAGTTTGTATAGTTGCAAAAACGAAATCTCCAGAATAATCACATTTACCTTCTGTTATTCTACTTGTTTTACCATTAGTAAAATTTTTAATATAACTTTCAGCTTGTACTAATAAATCTTTTGTAGTACACAACCACAATGTTTTTTGTTTTAATTCACAGGCCGTTTGTAGTAACGTACAAGATTTTCCAGTACCACACGGCATTATTATCAAACCATTACAGTATTTTTTGACAGCTTGTGGTACTGGTTTTTGATAATCTCTTAAAACAATATTACTTTTTATATTTATTTTTTTACAAACAGAATAATCTTTATAATCTTCTTTGTATGGATGGATTTGCCATATATCATCGAACACACCACAAGGAAGATATATATGATTGTTATATAATTCATATAATTTAATTGTTTTACTTGTTTTACCTAAGTAAAAACCCATACGTCTTTTTTTATCATAAGTAGGATTTTTATAAGTATAATTGGTTTTTACGAAATCAAGTATTTCTTTGGTAGGATCTATTATTTCTATTATATTACTTAAACATATTTTCATAGACATATTTATAACCATTTATTTCTATATAATTTTTTAATATTTTATAACATTTACTTGAACAAAAACTTACATCATGTATAAAATCATTAACACAATCATATTTTTTAACAATATTACCACAATTATCAATTTTTAATACTGATTTAGCATTAAAATGGTTTTTTCCTTTCTTGTATATTCTATTATTTGAACCATTTTTATTCCTATTCAGTTTAAGCATATGTTGTGTGTTTTCACTTCTTGTGACCCATTCAAGATTTTCTACTCTATTATCACATAAATTATTAGTAACAGGATTAATATGATTTACCTGAGGTTTATTTTCAGGATTAGGTATAAACGTTTCTGCTACTAGTCTGTGAATTTGTTTATTATATTTTTTATTATTCTTTGTCAATACAACACCTAAATATTTATTATGTTTTAATTGACATCTACATATTTTTTGTTTAATAGTATTATATTCATGATTCAAAATATATGATTTAATTATTTTTTCTAATCGTTTAACTCTACCATAATTGCTTATTTGGTAAAGCCCTTCAAAATCTTTAATATCTTTCCATTCTTCATTGGGTAAATCCTGAAGGTCTAGCCATCGTTCGGAATTAGGTCTTATATAAATCGATTTCATTATTACCACCTTTCATCTATTAGGAATATTTTATTTTCTTATATTTGCACAAAAACAATCAGTTGCTAAATCTAAATATCCTTTTTCTTCAAATATTGGTTTTGCTTTTAACCAAGTTGTCCAATAAATTCCTAAATCATCAGATTTTATCATAATATAAATATTGTTATTATATTTCTTTACAAAATTATCCAATTCATCTCTTTTTTTATTAATTCCATTTGCTTTATAATATAATTTCTTATGTTTAATATGTTTACATTCAATAAACATGCACGAACCATTTCTAGCAATAATTAAATCACAAATAGTACCATTGAATTCGGTAGGAAATTTATATGTGAAAAATCCTCTTTTATGATAATAATCCATTAATTCCTCTTCCCAAGATTTTCCAACCTTATATTGTGTTACCCCCATAATTTCACCTTACCAATGAGCTTAATTCTTTTTGAGTATCTGCATTTTGTTAAAAAATTATTCATTTGATATGGACTATCAAATATTTTTACAAATTCTTTATCATTTTCCAAATTTTTGAAATAACATTTATACATTTTATTCTCCTCGTTCTTTTAAAATAGTTTTATTATAATTTTCCATAACCATATAAGCAATACCTAAATGATTGTGTATTTTAGCCATTGTTTGTTCTCTCAATGGTCGAAATGGCTTTTCTGTATTAAAAAATTCTATAAGCGTACCATAACATAAGCCACATTCCTTTGCCAATTCTCTTATAGAACACTCTTTACTACGTTTGATATAAACCATTTGTTTATAAAAATCTGTATCCATAAACAATTCCTCCTTACAAATATAATATAACATATCTTATTTAATTAGTCAATAGTTATTAGCCATTTTGACAAAATAAAATAAATCTGTTACAATGTAACATGTGTTAGATGAGACATATCATCTACACAGCAATTATCTCATTTCAACCCACGTTAAGGTGGGTCTTTTTTTTTTAATCATCATTTAATTTTATAAATAAACAAGTTCCTCTATCTCTTTCAAATATTTTATTAACTTTATATTTAATCACCCTTTCTGGGAATGGTTTTTCTAATATATTTTCATTAAAATTGAATGCTAAACATAATATTTCATCAGAATCTAATCTAGTATTATAATATAAATTTGTTATATACATGAATAATTGATTATCTCTATCGCCACATTCAACTGAAATAGGCTTTTTATAAGGCTCTTTTTTTATATCAGATTTTAAATTCGCATGTTCTAGTATATATTGTTTAAGTTCAAGTGGTATTGACTTGGGATTACAATTATTTGGAGTAACAAATTCATATTTTTTTCCATTTATAATACTAGGTTCAACTACGATATATCCATCAGTTCTACAATCTATACCTGGATAATCTTTAAATATATTAGAATTATTAGCAACATTTTTAAGATCATCATCGGTTTTAAATATCATATGCTGCCCACCACTTGGTGTTTTTTGAATACATTCCAATGTTTTACAATAAGCATTAATATCACCTAAATTTTTTATCAATTTATTATAGTTATCAACACCATTTTTTTCTTTATCATGTTTATCCAAATCAAGTACAAAAATATTATTAGGCGTACATGGTAAACCCCAATTACAATCAGGGCAATGCGTATACCAATATAGAACTTGCATATAATCAGATGAACAATCATTCATCCAATTTTCTATCATTGGTTTCTTTCCATTTGATTCTATGGGAAATATTTTTAAACCTTTATTTATATAATTATCTTTTATGTATTCCCATGTGTTCATAAGTGATCATCTCCTTAATTGTGTATCTAATATAAATAGATACCTTTGACATTTTTAATTGGCATTTTGTTTATCTTTCTTAAAATAATCTTCTACAATTTTGTGTATGATATCGTGGCTGTTAGAACTTATATTGCATAAATCTTCTTCTGTATATTCTTTTTCAACATTAAATAAATAACAACCTATATAGCAGTGCATAAGTTCGTGTTTTAATGTTTGCTTCTTTTGGTCTAAGCATAAATCTTTATCAATGTAAATTTTACTATTGTCTAAATATGTTAATCCAAAATATCTCCCCTCTTTTGGCTCCCCATCATATTTATATTCTCTAATTTTTTCTCTTATTTCTTCTTGAGAAAGTTCTATTATTTCCCATTCTCTATCATTCATTTTAAATTTCATTTTAAAATGCTCCTCTCAAATAAGGTTCTATATCTTTTTTACTTCTTAAAAAATAACCTATTATTATATATTTTCCAGTTATATCCATAAATGGGTCTAATGAACTATCGTTATCATGATACTTTTGTAGTTTAAAATACATTTCTTCAAAATTACTATAAAATGGTATTTTGAAATAAATATATAATTTTCTACCAACTTTTTTTATTTTACTTGGTTTCATTTAATCAACCTCATTTTCATAAATATTTCCTATTACTTCAATATCAGTAAATATAAATAATTGATTATCGCTTACACAACTATTCCATAATAAGAAACAACCACTATTAAATCCAATTTCTCCAACAACTTCTTTACCATAAAATTTTGCTTTTACTTTATCTCCTTCATAAATTTCTATACCATTTTTATCTTTTAATCCTGTGTATTGAGATATAATTCCATTATCACAATTAACCCATTCTTTCCTGTCATCTAACCAAACCACAGGGCAAGTATATTTTTTATCATCAGTATCATTTGTATTCCCTACCAAGCATTTATAATAAAATTGGTTATTTGCCCATATTCTAAATTTTATTTCCCTATTCATTATTCTTCCACCTTTACAACTAAATTGGCTTTTATTAAATCATCAATATTTTTTGTATCAAACCATTCTTCATCACTAAATGTAGCAGTCCAATAACCTATTTCGTCTGTCATTTCAAATATTTCTCTGTCTTTATCAACACATATTATGTTCCACCATTTATTATCTATTTTTCTTTCATAAAACCCAGAAGATGTGTCAAACTTAAACCCATACTTTTCCAACTCTTCCAAGTCAACATCTTCTCTTATTTTATACATAATATCAGTCCTTTCGATTCATTGGCTTTAAAATTATATATTGGTTTAATTATTTTAATAATATCTACTGTATCCCCTATATTGTCAATTATTTCTTGCATTGGTTTATATACAAATGGGGCTTCATCAATGGTATTTTCATTTACCGAAGTTGTATAAATATTTTTCATACTTTCTTTATATTCATCTAAATTAAAAGTTTTTTTCGCTTGCATTCTTGACATTAGTCTGCCTGCTCCATGTGGCGCTGAACAATTCCAGTCATCATTACCTTTACCAATTCCAATAATACAACCATCTCGCATATTCATTGGTATAAGCACCTTTTCTCCTTTTTTGGCAGATATAGCACCTTTACGGACAATATTATCTTCAAATGATATGTAATTGTGTATTGTTTCAAAATAATTTATACAATCTAAATTCATTTTACTCATAATAACAAAAGCGATTTCTCTTCTATTTCTGCTTGCAAATTCTTGACATATTTTCATATCGTGCAAATAATTTTCTCTTAATTTTCCTTCTAAATAGCATAAATCTTTTGGAATTTTAGTTTTTCCTTTGTATTTTTCGGTTATCTCATTTATTTTTGCTTGTATTTCATTTTCTCTATGTTCAACCTTTAACATATTAATTGTAGATTGTTTTTCTGCTTGCATTTCGTTTTCAAAAGAACATTCATGGATTGCTTCATCTTGATAATTTTCGGCAACTTGTTTTCCTAAATTTCTTGAACCTGTATGTATAACCAAATATTTATTATCATCTTCATCAACATCTATTTCTATAAAGTGATTCCCACCGCCTAAAGTTCCAAGACTTTTTTCTAACCAATTATCTTTATTTTTTAAAAGTGGATAACATATTAATTTTTTTAAATCAAAATAATTTTTAATTTCATCATGAACATTCATACCACTAGGAACATATTGTCTTATAATTTTGTCTAATTTCTTTAAATCTAAATCAATATTGCCTAATTCAACGCATAACATTCCACAGCCTATATCTACACCAACAATATTTGGTATTACTTTTTCTCCTAAATTTCCAGTAAATCCGATTACACAACCTTTTCCTGCATGAACATCAGGCATTATACGAACTTTACTATTTTTAAATGTTTCTTGTTTTAATAATTCATTTATTTGATTAATTGCTTGTTCTTCTATATTTTTAGTAAATATTTTCAAATTCATAATATCAGCCCTTTCTTTAATTTTCTGGTATTTGATATACAAAAGTAGAAAATTCTTTAATTTCCATATTGTCATCAACTTTTATAAAATTTTTATATGGATATAACACATTATATTCTTCTTGCACTATTGGTTTATATTCTATTTTTAGTTGTAGTAAATCTTGTATTTCATCTAAAACTTCTAATGCTCTTTCTTTTGTTTCGAATTCTCCTATTGTTATAACATAACTAGCACTTTCTTTATAAATAATTTTATTATCATAGACACATATAGGATTTTTTATTGGTATTAAATTTTCTTTATCTTGAGAACGTACCCATAAATTCATTTCTATTCACTTCCTTTAAAATATCTTCTTTAGTTAATGTTCCATTTTCTAGTTTAGTTAGTATTGCATCTAATTCTTCTATTGCCATGTTTTTTCCAAATAAACTTAAAACAATAATAGCTTGTATCCAATTGTTATCTTTAAGAATTTTCTCGTGTTTATCTAACATTTCTTTTAATTCGTCCATTTTTATCAGTCCTTTCTATTCCCAACCTAATTATTCTACTTGTTTGTTTATTGCTGGTATTACTTCAAAACTTATATTATCTGTAATTATTTCTTTATCTTGTAAGTCAAACATAATTGCATGATATTTATTATTCTTTTTACGATATATTAAAAGTTTATGTCCATATCTATCAATACTTAAATTTTCATCTTTTATATAATCCACATTTTCAAACATTTCTCTAGCACTTTTCATATTTTAATCCTTCTTATTTAATTCTTCGTAATCACTTAATATATAACAAGTTAAATTCATATCGTATGTATGTATTACTCTATATTCGCTAAAATTCGTTGGAACATAAAATTTTTCTTCTTTTTTATTAAATTTATAACATCCATTATTTATTAATACCATTTGCCCATCTTTTAATTTTTTGTCTGCTACTAAAAGTAATAAATCTATCAATCTCATTTTTTCCATATTTTAATCATTCTCCTTTAAATTGTTTTCCATTTTATTAATACATTTTGAATATAATTATCTATTTTTTCTTCTATTGTATCCCCTTTAAACCAACAATTTTGTTTCCAATTGTAAGCAGACATACATTCTTGTTCTATTTTTCCACTTGGATAAATATAAAAGCAAACACTTCTAAGCTCACTTTCATAATAAGTTGCTCTTCCACCTAATGATATACAATAACAATTTTCATTATTCCAATTAATAATTTTTTCTTCAATATTAGAATTAATTTTTATATCTCGGCTATTTTCATAACCACCTTTGCCAGTATAATTAAGATATTTAGAACATATATTTTTAACCATTTCTACCTTATCTTTTGGTATTACTTTTTTTAATTCTTCACTATCAGCACTACAACTTATTTCACAATTAACACTAATTTTAAATTGCAAATTGCATTTATCACATTTAACTTTTCTATAGTTTGAATATTGTTTGCATATCTTAAAATTATATTCATTATATTCATCACAATAAGGGCATTTTATTCTAAAATTACTCATAATTATTTCTCCTTTAAATTGTTAATTTCATCTATTAATTTGTTAATTGTGTCTTTCATAGCTCTATTCTTTTCTTTTTGAGTATTTAAAGTTCCAAAATCTATTTTTTCTATCTTCCTTTTATCTAATTCATATTGTAATTCTACTATTTTTTTATCTACTAAATATGAATTATCATCATAATTATAAAAAATTTCGCCATTATCATAATCATAAAATTCATATTCTTCGCCATAAAAATCATGGTGTTTTTTTAAAAATTTAATTGTATTTTCTATATGTGAAGTTTCCATATCACTTATTTTAATTTTTTTATGGTCTTTAGTTTCCCACCAGTCTTTTTTGTAAGGATATTTCATAATTATTTCTCTTTTTTCTCCTTTAAATTGTTAATTTCATCCGATACCACTTTATCTTCTAAAATAATTTTAAATCCATTTAATCTATTTAAAATCCACCTATCATCTTCCGTTGGTTGTTGTTTTATTAATTCAATTACTAAATCAATAGCATTTATTGTCTTATCAATAACTTCTTTTTGCTTTTTATATTGTTCAATGAGTTCGTTAATAAAATTGGTTATTTTATAATCAATTCCAAAAAATACTTCATTATCAATCTTTATTTGACCCGGATATACCGCATAATATTTCTTACTCATATTCTTATTTCTCCTTTAAATTATTAATTTCATCTATTAGTTCATTGATTTTATCTACCATTTGATTTAGTTGTTTTATTATAAATATTTCAACTTCATTTTGTATTAAACCAGTTTCACAATGACAGATTTTTTGGATTTTGCCTTCTTTTGGTTCTTCGATTATTTTTACTTCATCATTTAAAAAATTCTTACAAGTTGAAAATTCATATTCAAATAAATATTTGTCATAATAAGGGTAATAATCTTTTGTGTCTTTATCATATTCGGTTTCTGTACCATTATATACTATTTTTTTAGGTGCTTTACCATCTTTAACTAATCCTAATAATTCATACATTGTTATTTTCATTCTTAACATCTCCTTTTGCTTTTTGTATTATTTCTAATATATCTTCAATATCTTCTCCATACAAACACATACTTTTTGAATAGCAAGCTATTTCACCAACACCATTTAAAATTTTTTCAATTTCATTTAATGCTTGTTCTAATTTTTTTACATAATCGTTTAATTCTCCTATTGTTTGTCTACCTACATTATCAACTACAATTTTAGTTTGTTTTATCATTTAATCACTCCTTAATCTCTAAAAACAATTCTCTAAATATTCTGCTAATGTTATATGATATTCTTTTACGATTTCATTTTCTATTATTTCATCAAAATATTTGCTAAATATATAAAATTCATGTTTATCAATTTCTTTTGCACTATATACATACTTGTGTATTGGTTTCTTTGAAGAAATTATTGCAACATTTCTATTATTATAGTCATCTGGTTTGCTTTGTATTAAATACCATTTCATTTTAATTACTCACCCACCTTATAAGCCATTTGTTCCATTTGCTCGTGTGTTATGACTGATTTTATTTCTTCTTCCCAATGTCCCACATCATCATTTGGGTTTTCATAATCATAGTAAAATTGTCGCATAGCACCTTTGCAATCGTCTATATTGAAAATTTTATCTCCATTAACGTAATCCCCAACTTCCAAAATATCAATTATGTTATAACTGGCTTTAACTACCTTATAATTTATTGTATCATGTGGTATTCTTGTTATTAATTTATAAAGAATTTTTTTATCATTGCTCAAATATATTAAATCACCATCAGTTTTAAATATTTTTCCTTCTTCTGTTCTGACATACATTTCAACTTCTAATTTCATTTTTTATCACGTCCTATTATTAATAAAATTATATATAATATTGCTACACCTAATCCTATAAAAGCTCCTATAACTTCTATTTTTGCTCTTAGTTCTATCCAAAACATTATTTATCATCTCCTATTATTTCTTTATGATATTGTTTTCCCAATATCTAACTTTAGCATTTAATATTCTTTTTGCTTCTTTTCTTCTTTTGAAGTTTAAAAATCCATCTAAGCATCCATTATCTACTTCACATCTAGAACCTTTATTATTTTCGATGTCAAAATCTTCAAAACAATCCCATATAATATAATGATTATTTTTTAAACATCTTATTAAAGACTTTATAGATGGCTTATCATAGTAAGCAACATAATAGAAATGATGATATTCTATTTGATAAATTCTATCTCCAACAAATTTATATATATAATGTCTTTTTAATAATTTTCTATTAAGATAATTCCTAATTTTACTTTTACTATAATCTTTTCTATTTATCATTTAATTTCTCCTGTTATTTCTTTGTATTTTTGTAAAATTTGTCTAAAAATGTTCTGCCTTAACCCACCATCTCTATATATTTCTTTACTTTCATCTTCTAAATATTTTATAAACTCCTTTTGTTGATTTTTATATTTTATATTTTCGTCTGTTCTCATATCTAAAATACATACTTCTTCTTGGTATTGTTCAAGTTGTTTCTTTAATTTTTTATTTTGATATTCTAATTGCTCTGTATACTCATTTAATTCTTCACTTTTTATATAGTAAGCTTTCTCTTCTTCATCATCTAATACAAATGGTTCGTTATTATGTTTATTAATATAAACCTTTCTTTCTTCATCAAAATCAACATATCCTATTTTTCTCAAATATCTTAATGCAAGTTCTGCGTCATCACCAAATGCAATCCAATTTAATTTTTGTTTTAATTCTTGATTTTCTTTTATTAATAAATCAATACATCTAGCATTTTCTCCATAACAATTGCCTAAAAAATGAAGCTCACCATTTTCTATTTTTGCAACAGTCATACCAATTCCATCTTCACCGTTTGTGTCTACACCTATCGTGTATTTATCAATGCTGTAAGTATATTCTTTATCATTCATTTACTCATCACCTTCCATTATTAAATCTTTCCAAGGAGATATTTTCCTATAAACAATTTTACATTCTTCATATTTTATTTTTAATTGTTTTAATCTTTTATTTACAGTTTTTAAATTTTGATGCCTCTCTCCATCTCTATACCACTTTTCACCTTTTTTATAGGCTACTACATATTGTATATAAACTTCTTTATCATCCATTTACTCATCACTCCTCTACTTTCAACACTTCTAACATTTCATTATATTTTTTAAATAAATCAGCCAAACCCATACAACAGTTATTAAACGTTGACTTTTTTGTATAATAAAGTTCTATTAATTTAAAACATATTTCTTCTTTATTCATTACTATAACTCCCCTACTTTCTCTACTATTTCAAAAAAATCACATAACTCTTTATAATTCATGAAACCTATTGGTGTACTAGATAAATATTTATCATATATTTGTTTAGGAATATCACCGCTTGAAATCATTTTACATATTTGTTTTAATGTTTCTTCTTTATTCATTACTATCACTTCCTTGTTCTATTTCTTGCATTTTAATTAGCAATTCAGAGTAAGCATTATATCCTTGCCATTCGCAATCATGTTTTTTATCCCACTCTAAATTTTCTTTTATAGTACTTTTTAAAAATTCATTTAATTTATTCCAATTATCTTTTAGTTGTTTATTTTCTTTTAATAATATTTCAATAAACTTTTGATTTCTTTTATATTCCGCTTTATAGTCTATATAATTCTTTCCAACCCATTCTCCAAAGTCAGAAACAATTATATCTTCATTTTCAAATCCTTTAATTATTTTCATTCTGACACCTCTTTTAACCAATCTTCAAATTCTTTCAAGTAAGCATTATTTGTTGTTTCATCTTGTTCCAATATATTTTGCAAAGGGTTTAATATTTCACTAACTATATCTACAAATTGGTAAACTTCTGCCTCATTTCTGTATCTTTCATTATATTTTATAAGTTTAATTGCTTTATTAATAACGTCTTTTTGTTTTTTACATTGTTGTTCTGTTTCATTTAACAATTTGGCACATTGATTATATCCATAAATTAACCAAGCGTAAGTTTCTTTATCTTCTCCCGTTAGTTTAGCCTCTAACTCATCAACTCTTTTCAAATAGTCTTTAATTTCTTCTTTATCCATTACTATCACTTCCTTCTAGTTCTTTCATTTTATTTAATATAGGTTCTATATCATCATTAAATGATAAACAATTATTCCATTCGTTTGAATTATATTTGCTAAAAGTTGATTGTCTTATTTTTAATATTTCTTGTTTTATAATGTCCCAATTATCCTTTAGTTGTTGATTTTCTTGTTGTAAAGTATATATTTCATCTACAAATTGAGTTCTACCGTAATCTTTTGTATCATCTAATATACGGCCCTTAACAAATTGTTCTTTTATAAATTCTTCATCTTTTGCTTGCTCTAAAATATTCATTCTGACACCTCTTTTAGCATTTCATATACTCTATAAGTAAAATGTCCTGTATCTATTTCATCATAACCAACTCCGTCTGTTGTATCACAACTTCTTACATAGTCATAAACAAAATTATCTTTTAAAATACTCATAGCTTTATCAATAACTTCTTTTTGCTTTTTACATCGTTGTTCTAAATTGGCACATTTTATAACCAATATAGCATTTGCTTTTGTAAGTGTTTCATCAGTTATAGTTCCTTTATAAAAATTTTCCTTTAATTTTTCTTTATCCATAATCATTTCTCCTTTTATTAAAATTATAATAATTCAATTTCACCATCAGCTATTTTACTATTTTCATATTCAATAGAATCTTTATAACATTGATCACAACATCTGAATTTTTCTCCTTTAAAATTAGTACAAAGAGGTAATTCCATATCACCATCATTTACAATCACTATATCACCACAATTTTCACATATTCTAACAAAATCATTAATATATTCATCAAACGAATATAATTTTTTAAAGCTGTCTCTTTCATCAATATATTTTTGTAATATAATATTCATGTTCACCTTATTTAAATTTTCAATTGTCATTATCATTTCATCTCCTTACTTATATGACAATATTAATATACCATATTATAAGTTATTAGTCAATAAAAATAAAAAAAAAAGATTATTTTTTTAAAAATCTTTCTTTATAATCATTTTTTATTAATAATTTCCCCTTTTTTGATTTTATATTTGAAAATTCTTTTTCAAAATAACATAATAAATCATTAATATATCTTAAATTTTCAATATCAATTCTATTTTTTATTTTTTCATCAATCATTTCAGAGGTTATTCTCATGAATATCTCATAATCTTTTGATTCTATTAAATGCAGATAGGGGTGTGACGTAGATCTATTTAATATTGCACCATTCCAAATAGTCATTGGCCCGTTTTCTTTATTTGGTATCATAAGATGATGATAACTAACATCTTCTTTTTTTAAATAATAACCCATCATATCAATACGTTGTATATTCATTTCACGAATAATCAACTTAGAAATATTTTTCATACGTTCACCTACACTTATATTTATTATATCATATGTTATAATTATTCGCAAATCAACATTAATTACTAATTTTAAACCGGATAACACAATTACTATTTTGTCTTATTACTAGCTCTCTAGTTTCTAAACTTTTAACATAGTCTGTTATCCATTTCTTATATTGTTCTATATTGCCTTTATCTTCATATCCTAGCATTGAACCATTTACTAGGTTTGCTAGTCCTATTAAGTATTTTTCTTTCATAATTAACACCTACTTTATCAAATATTTTTCATCATTAAGATTGGTTTTAAAGTATAAATTTTTCAATTTAATTTGTTTTGCAATATCTGTATAGATTACTTTCTCTACATTTTCATATCCAAAACCTAAACCTATTTGCTTTAATTTTAATTTTCCATCTCTTTTATTGACAATTAAATCAATTTCAGTTTTAGGAACTTGAAACTGATAGCCATATTTATAAATTAGTTCTTTATCTGTTTCAGCATCAGGTTTTCCAAAACAATTAACGTCAACCACTTTTATATATTCTGCTAATTCATCTGTTGTTTTATAAAGTGTATTTATTATGAGCTTTTCTAAGACCCATTCCCTCATTCTCCCCTTGCAGAATGCTAATTCAAAAGCATCAAAATTTATTTCACTATCTTCCATATTATTTCTCCCCTATTTATTTTCAATATATTTCTTTAATTCTGGATCATTTTCAGCTAAGGCTCTTAGACAATTTTGATAATTACTATACACAATTTTATATTTATGTCGTAAATCAAAATACATCCCAGTCATTCCAATACCAAATAATAATAATATACTCATCATTTCCATTATCGATCCTTTCTATAAACTCTACATGATTTATCTTTATAAAATTCATTTAACGGTAATTCATAACATCTTTTATCATGTAATGCGCCTAAGATACCAATAAATAAACCAAGTACGATAAGGAAGACACCAACATATAACAAGACAACTACCAATTTTAATTTATTATCCATTTTTATCACCATTTCTTACCTTTCCACAAACGCAATTTGCAAAACATATCATATTCAAATTTATATTTTGCGTCTAAAACTTTTCCACAACAACGGCATGTACCATATCGTTTTACATTTTCAGGATAATTATTATAACCACATTCGCATTTTACAAAATCAATTTTCTTTTTATCTTTTTTCATTTTTCTTCACCTCTATCTCTACCAATTCCCATTTTTCAGGATGTTTGAATTTTTTTAGCCAAATATTTGCTTGCTTTTTATCAAATTTAGTAGCATCTAACGGATCACATACGTAATGATGATAATTCAATGATTTATAAAATTTTAAAAATACTCGATTCATCTTGTGTTTCAATATGTATTTTTTCATCTTTCTTCACCTCATAACATTTTATTCTCTTTTCTAATTTTGCTATTTTTAAGTTTTGCTTATAAATTTTCTTTTCCAAATTTTTAGAATAATCTAACAGTATTGTATAATTTTTTTTCAAAGTAGTTATATCGTCTGCGATATAATTATTAATAACGACATTTTTATCATCTTCTATCAAATCGGGGAAAAAATCTTTGTAATTCATAACACTTCAATAATATAATCTTTTTCGTAATTCTTACAACCATACATATCTGTATAATAATCTTTATGTTCAGAAATACTACAATTATATCCTTTCTTTTTTAATTCTAATAACAATAATTTTTCTCCAAATTTATCATATATCTTCGAGTCAATATAACAATTTCGATACTTTTGTAAATTTCTATAAACATAGTCATCTAATTTTATTTTCATTTTTATCTTCTCCTTACAATAACAATATATCATGTTATTATATATTAGTCAATATATTTTAGTGAATTTTATAATTATTTTAATATATTAGTCAAAATTCTTTCCTTTGCTATTTCATAATATTTTTCATAAATTCTAGTGACATTTGACAAAACATATCTAAACTATTTTCATTGTATAATACAATCATTATCTCATCTCCTCTTTAATTTGTATATGACGATGCCATACCTTCTTTTATTTTAATATTCGACAAATTATAATAACCATTATTCTTCTTAATCTCCGTACCATATCTAGGTTTCAAATAATCTTCAATTTCCTTATTTTTAAGACCAATAGGCTTTATACCACTATCACGACACCATATCTGATAATTCGTCTTAAACGATTTAACAGACAGTCTTTCTGTAACCAATAAACTATTATCAATATCACAACATTCTTCAACGAACTCTAATAATGTATTATTAACAACAACATATCTATCAAGACCCATTTTCATTTTATCACTTTCAACAAACTTAAATCTTCTTTTTCTAAGTTTCAATAAACTTTCAATGCAAAGTGAAACAATATATTCTCCTTCTTTTAACATCTTATCAACTAAATAAGGATCTTGCTTATCCTTTTCAACAACATGATTACAAGGAATAATCATAAATCTTTGATACACCGCCTCTTCTTTCTTACCACTAAATTTAGGAAAATCATTTGCCAAAAACCAAACTAAGCCATTAAAGATATATGAAAATGCCCCACGACCTTTAAATTCAATACTAATAGGATCTCCACCAACTAATTGCTTAAAAATACCCATATCACTAACTGTAGTATATTGCATATCATTACTGCCAACTAATCTCTTATTATATAATTCACTGGTACCAAAACGACTATCATTCATCTTACTAAGTTCAATACTACTTGTATATTTAACACCGATTAAATGCGTTAACAACTTTTTTATCTGCGTCTTCCCACAATCTTTAGGGCCAATCATTAAAATCGACTTTTTCGTAAGATAACCAGGTATATTCGACATAGCAAGACCCATTGCCTCCAACAAACATTCTCTCATTTCCAAGTCACCATCAACAAGCTCATTCAAATATTTTTCAAATACAAGTCCTTTTTCGCAATTTTCAAGAGGGATATAATTTATAGGAATCTGAATCGTAAACATTTTATCGGGTGTATGCTCACTAAGTGTCATTGTATCTAAATTTAAGATACCATTTTTAAAATTAATACAATTCGCATCACTATTCAAATAATCATTATCAACATAAAAACTATCATCCATAAGTAACAACTTATAAATTTCATCAATATCTTTCGACTTTTGAATGAGTTCAGGAATCCATTTTCTAATCATACCTTTAAACTCATTTTCAGTCACATTCTGATAATAACCATTCTTATACATATATAATGTTATATTACCCAAATTTGAATCCTTAACGAACTTAAAATGCTCACTTTCTTTTATAATCTGCACCAATTTAGGACAAACAACCTCAATATCATATCTATATTCAAATTCATTTTCATTTTTAATACTTATCGCACTCTTCGGTAATAAATATTGCAAGTTATTACTATTGATAAAAGGTATGCTATCAAGTGGCATCATTGTCTTTTCTAACTCAATCGGAATATTTTTCTGTTTACCCATATTTATTATTCTCCTTCTACCATTTCAAAAAAATCATCAATCTCATATTCATTATTCAAGGTCTTAACTATTGCAAGTGCCAGCACTTTCTTACACTTTTTATGACCATTAAATATATTATATAATGTTACTGGTGTATAATTAATCTGCCTACTCAACCATTCAACCGTTCTCCCATCCAACAAATCAACATACTTATCTTTCTTAAACATGTACATTTTTGTATCGCCACCTTATCTTTCTAACGTAATTAAAATATATCATTTTTATTATTTATTGTCAATGAGAATTTTATAAAAATATAAAAAAATTATATTTACAAAACGGCTGGCAACCACTTATATATTAAAAAATTGCCCTTTTTTATGCCCTTTTTTCCCTTAAATTTAAGATTTTTTCCCTTAATTGCCCTAAAAACTCCCTTAAATATCCCTTAAGATTTGTTGAAAAATAAGGGAAAAATTGGTATTAAGGGATATTTTTATATAAAAATATTAATATTCTTACGTATGGAAAAATAAAAAATACATAATGTATATATGTATATATGTATATATGTATATATGTATATGTGTATATATGGATTTTTACTCGCCCTTTTGTCCCTTAATTGCCCTTAATGGCCTCCAAACCCTTATAAAATAAGGAAATCGTTAAGGGCAATTTTTAAAATTTAAGGGAAAAAATGCCCATTTTAAGGGAGTTTTTGCTCTAAAAAGGGCGATTTAAGGGAGTTTTTTGAGTAATTTAAGGGCAATTTTTGATAATTTCTTGACTATTTGATTAAATTATGCTATAATTATTATAGTATTTTGAAAGAGAGTGATTTTTGATGCCTAGAAGAAGAATTAATGATGATAACAGAGATAATGTTACTAAATTTATGGAAATCACCAATAAAAGAGGGAATATAAGTAATAACAAAGTTAGTAAAGAATATATGAGTGATCCTAATGTTAAAGAATTTAATAAAGCTGTTAGAGAACATTGTGTAAAAAAAACTTTTCATCCTAATATGGCTTTTCAAAGTGTTGAAGCATTACAGAAAGATTTAGAGGAATTCTTTGATTTATGTGATAGAACTAACACTGTTCCGACTATAGTAGCTATTGCTTTATATCTTGGAGTTAATAGAGATACAATCTACGCTCATGCCAATAATCCGAACTCTCCCGTTTCCGACGTTTTTAAAAATGTTATCTCATATTGTCATATGTCAATGGAAAATGGGGCTTTAGTTGGTAAGATAAATCCAGTTACATACATCTTCTTAGGAAAGAACTATTTTGGGTTACGAGATGATAAAAATATCACAGTTACCCCAACTTCTGATAATGCTCAAATAAGTAGTAAATCGACTATGGATGCGATTCAAAAGCAATTAGAAGAAGAAACGATACCTAATGCCGACTATCAAGTAAAATAAAAACGACTATCGACTTTCATATTTGAAAAATGAAATTTTATAAATAAATACATAAATAGTATTATAAAATTTTTGAAAATTAGCATCACTTTATTAATTCGTTTTTGATATATAAACATGTTTAAACGCATATTTTAGGCGTTTATATATGAATCAATACAAATATACCAAGCCATATAAAAAAGCCATGTATAGGGCTAAAAATAGGCTTTAAAAAGGTGTGTATATATTATATACTTAATATTGTATATGCTTATATTGTCATTTTTACGCATTCTAAGACGTTTTTAATAAAATATGTATTATATATTAAATGATAATAAAAAACGCCGTAATAGGCATCAAATAGGCATCAAATAGGCTTTATAATCATATAATAATACAAAAAAAAAAGACATTTTACATGTCTTCTAATTCTTACTAGTAGCTGATATCACGATAACAAACGGTAAAAATAAAATTGTTATAAGTACCCAGAAAACACCTGATATGATACTTTTATTATTTGTTACTTCCGTTGTTTGATTCAATTGCCCCAGTTTTAGCGGTCTTGTTATTATGTATTCGTCAGGATTTTCTGGGAATATTTTATAATATGCTTTCAATTCTTGCATGTTTTCGGCTTCGTCTTCATATACGATATACGATTTCAATGTTAACCCTCGCCATTCGTTATGTAATTCGATTTTATCATCTAAATTATAATAAAATTCTTTTAACTGTTCTATTGATTTAAATTTGACTTCGTCAATAAGTTCATCATTTTTATTTGTTAATTCCATTTTAAAGTACATCAATAACACTTCCTTCATTGAAATTTGTTGTAATTCTTTTGGTGGCTGTGTTGATTTCTTTTCTGTAAAATTTCCAATTGTATGGATCAGTTGTGTCTTGTATTACTATTTCTTCAAACACAGATATACCTTTTTTATTTTCAACGTAGTGTAACTCGGTATTTGCTAAGAGTGTTATTGCATCGTTTAAATTTGTGAAAAATCGTTTTTCACTTGTTACAGTGTCAACGATTTCCATTTTTTTATTATAATAATTTACTTTTTTTGTATATTTTATCGGTTGAATTGATGTCATATTATTTAGCCTCGCTTTCTCCAAGTTTGTCATTGATATTTTCTATTATTTCATCTTTTAAGTTGTTTAAATCATCAATGGTTATATTTTCTAGGTTTCCGTATCCATCAAGTTTAAATATGCCATCGTTTAAGTTGGCATCTCCTAGATAATATCCCAATCTTATTAACCCACCGTTGTTTAACTCATTTTTTGCGATTTCTTCTTCTGTTTCATAATCGATGAAATCTTCGAATAAATATTCCAAATTAAAATCTTGTGTATCATTCATGTAGTCAATTACTGTATTATATAAGTTTGTGTAACTTTCTTCATAATTATAGTTTATTTCAACATTTTCGATTCTTTCTTTTAATTCTTTTAATTTTTTCATTTTCTTTTCCCTTTCGTCCGCTTTCGCGGTTGCTTTTTATACAAGAAGCATAACTTATTTTGTAATTTAATTATATCATATTATTATGTATTAGTCAATAGTTTTTTATTTTTTTTTAATATATTCCGTTTACCATTACTATTGTTGTATCATTGCTATTTGTAGTATTTGTATTTTTTTCTATTTCTGTCATTCTTATTTGCCATATTATTGCAAATATTGTTATAAAACATAAGCAAGCACTAAACAATAATACATCTTTTACCCATGATCTTAATTTTAATTTTTTTACTTTTTTCATTTTGTCCTCCTTATTTATTACAATTATAATATACCATATTATAACTTATTAGTCAATAGTTTTTATAAAATTTTTTTATTTTCTTTTTAGGGGGGGGGTGGTATACAATAGTAGTTATATACATATTATATATTATTAGTGTATAGCATGCCTATATATTGTTATATATGTATATATTAGTGTTGTTGTTGGTGTTATGATAATGTGTTAGCTATTGTTATATATGTATATATTAGTGTTGATGTGTGTTGTCTTTTTTTATTATTAATTATTTAATGATTGATCAATTGATTAATATTATTTAAAATATTTATATTATTTAAAACATTTATATTGGTTATTATGCCACTATATAACACTATCCCCCTCACCCCTAGAGGTCTAGACGTGCCCCCCTGGTTTTTTTAGGTCATCGAGTAAATTTTTTATAAAAAGACTATTGACTAATAACTTATAATATGTTACACTTAATTCAAGAAAAGGAGATGAGATAAAATGAACGATAGGTATCTAAAACAAAATCTGTATAACTTGCAAGAAAAGTATGATTGTGGGGGAATATCACAAGATGATTGGGATGCGATATCCTTCGATTTTGATGAATTTTTTTAATGGAGAGGTGATAATTCATGAAAAAATTGAGTATAATGGGGTTGATCTTTGGAATGCTGTCAATCACAGGTTGTAGTGCCACTAGTATAACACCAATAGACACAAATGGAAAAAATGACACTTATTATATGCAAGATAGTAGTATGTACGATTTTTATGTTGATAAAGCTACGTGTGTTGAATATATACGTAGCGTTGGCAACGGAGGAGCAATGACGCCAAGATTAAATAGCGATGGAACACTATTGTTGAATGAAAAATGTTTGAAGGAGAAGAATAAATAATGGATTTTTTGAAAATGTTAATATTTTTGTTATTACTGGTGCCTTATTCACCATCTGAAATAATATTCTTTATTCATTCAATAATATCAAAACTATTTAATAAATAAATTAGTGGTTGACAAATAAAATAAATATGTTATATTAATATTGTCAATTAAATATTCAGGTTACTGTGCAACGGCTGTATGTTGGGTTCGTATTCCAAAGGAGTGGTTCACGTCTAATAACCTGAATCAGATGCACTTGTAGTTTAAAGGCAAAATAACAGACTCCAAATCTGTAAGATCAAGGTTCAAATCCTTGCAAGTGTGCCATGTAAATATTTTAGTTTTTTGAAGTTAGTACTTAAATTTAGTACGTGTTACCTTTATAGGTAGCAACAGAGCAATGTTTATTGGTTTTAATTATTTTTCTGTTCTTACGCCTTTAAATTTTGTTCTGTTGGCGTCTATAAGGCACTGAAATGTGAAGAAAACACATAAAATCCTGTGTTTGTAAAGAATTAATGGCTGACATGTCAAAGTTAAGTATTGAATCTTATTTTAGAGGTAGGGAAAACGACTAATACCCTAGACAACGAGCGAAGTCGTCTACACGGAATATATGAAAACTTAATTTCTTTCGTTGGTGTTAAGTGAATAGTATAGAGTAATGGCACTGCCTTTAACAGGTAGTGTACTGATGATATATAAATTGGGTATGCTGGGAAATGAAACGGTGCAATATTAATTAATATTTGCAAGATTGATTAATATTCCTAGTGAAGAAATATAGGTTTGCAATCGACCAAATATTTAATCATGACTAACGAATGAAGAATTGCTATATTAGTATGTAAAAAGCCTTTATATCATTAGTACAGTATCTATTAAAGATACGAGTCAGATCGTCCAGTATGACTATAACAAACTGGAGTGTTTCACATACTTTATGTATGTGTTATTATGTACCTTTCTTACAAGGTTTTATCTCAGTATATAAGTGAGATTATAAAAACTGAGATGTCAATCGCAAAAGCGAGGAAAAAGCGTAAAGTCTTTTGTAAGGGCACTGTTGTTATAATTAAAGACTATTTATAGTGGGTATACACATCTATAAATACTCCAAATGACGGAGCCCTATTTTTCTTTAATTTAAAAATGTGGCTAGAAAACTTTAGAAGCTCTAGTTTTTTTTCATATTATCTTGACAAATGGCTTATAGTATGATATATTTAATATGTACTATCAAACATGTACAATTGAACTTAGTACCCTATATGTACACAGCTGAGTTCCAATTTCAATGGTAGTAAAAAACTACCATTTCATGCTTACTGTAGAATACCAACGTATATAGTTGAGCAGTGTGAATCTGCTAGTAAGCTTGTTTTATTTTTTTCATCTCCAAATGACGAAATATACAGTAATTTTCTTTTCGTATATCAAGGTTTACAAGCCTTGATTTTTTATGTTGAATATATTATATAAATATGTTATAATAGTATTGATAATATAACTTTTGTGAGGAAATATATGGGATTGGTTTATGAAGATATGCTGTTTTATAATTATTATGAATTTTGTGGAAAAGGTGCTTATATAAAATCACGTTATAACAAATTATCATTACATGATAAATATGTATATAAATTATATATATATTCAATAGATAATATTAAATATTATTTAAAAGATATGATTTGGGAATATTTAAACGAGCCTATTGGTAGTTGTTATTTCATGACGTTAGAAACATTATGGGCATATGTATAAAAGGGTGATTATATGGATATAAAAGAATCTGTTGAAAAGCGTATCGAAAAAACAATAGAATTATTAAATGAATTAAAAGATAAAACTACTCTTACTTATTTACAAGGTTTACATAGTATAAAAGTTGATTGTGAATCGATTAGTGATTTTGATAAAGCGTGTAAATATGCTACAATAATCATTGATTTGTTGCAACGAAATGTGATAAAATACGATGACACACCTAAAAATCAAGATGTGGTAAATGATATTTGGGTTACCGCATATGATACAAAAGCAAGGCAAGGTGATTTTGAATCTTTTTGTATAGCTATGGAATGGAATAGACCGATAAATAATCAATTTTATTTGCCCAGAGCGAAGCTTTTGAAAAAACATGGTGTTATACAAGGTGTGCAAGACTTAATTGATGATAAATTAGACTTGTTGGTGTTGAATTTGCCCCCACGTATTGGGAAGTCGACGATTGGTTTGTTTTTGCAAGTTTTGTTAGGTAGTATGAACCCGCGTGGTAGTATAATTGGCGTAGGACATAGTGCGAGATTGATAGAATCGTTTTACAAAGAAGTTATAAAGCTTATGACTAGTGACGAATATAGATATAATAAAATTTTTCCAAATAACAAAATTGTCGATAAATCAAGTGCTTATAACTTTATAGATATAAACACAACCAAACGTTTCCACACATATAACTATTTATCTATTGAAACAGGTGGTACTGGTAGTGTTGAAGCTAACGTTCTGTTGTACTGCGATGATTTAGTTAAAGATGTTGAACAGGCGAATAATCCGGATAGATTGGAAAAGTTGTATTATAATTATACCGGTACAATCAAAGATAGAAAACTTATGAAGTTATGTAAAGATGGAGTTTATCGTCCATGTCCTGAAATTCATATTAACACTCCCTGGAGTTTATATGATGTTACAAGTCGTGTTGTCGCAAATGCGAAGATTGATGGGGCTATGGATAGAGTTAGAATCGTTTCAGTACCATGTTATGATGAAAATGGAAATAGTAATTTTGAATATGATTATGGAAAAGGTTTTAATACAAAATATTATAAAGACATGGAACTTGCAGAAGATCCGGTAATATTTAGTGCAAAATATCTGATGACGCCTGTTGAGAGAGATGGCTTGGTGTTTAATCGTGAAAATGTAAGTTTTTATTATGATTTACCTGGGGAAGAGCCAGATATGATTGTTGGCTATGCCGATGTTACACATGGTGGAGATGATTATTTTTCACTACCAATTGGATATGTGTATGGAACAGAAGTATATATAGAAGACGTCTTGTTTATAAATAAATTTGGTGGAGACGATGGTAGTAGACCATTTGTTAGAGATATAATTATAAGAAATAAAGCAACACGTGTTGGTGTTGAAAAGAATAATGGTGGAGATTTTTATTCAACGTTAATGCAACAAGATTTAGCAGATGTTGGATATAGGTGTCACATAACAACACATAACGCACCAACGAATAAAGCAAAACGAGATAGAATTCTAGCGTGTCAAAATGAAATAAAAGGTATTGCTACCGAAAAGAATACATATAGAATATATTTTAAACATCCTGACACAATAAAAGGAAATATACAATATCAGACTGCTATGCAGAATTTATATAGTTGGAATCAAAATATAAATGCTCAGAAAAAACAGCATGATGATTTTCCAGATAGTTTAGCTGGAATGATAACGAATGTGTTAGGTGGTTTTAAAAATACAGCAAAAGTTTATGATGCTAGTCGTTTTGGAATATAACAATATGTTATGATAAACCTCATAAATTTGACAAAATAAAAAAAATATGATATAATAAGGTGAGATTAATGGAAAAGAGATACGTAGTTTGTCCACAATGTGGGAAGAAATTATTCAGAGTAGAAAAAGATAGTATTTTTAATAATATATATCTTTGGTGTAAAAAATGTTGCAAGGAAATAAAAATAGAAGAGCCTAAGAGCCATGTTACTAAATAGCATGGACTCTTTTTTTAATTGAAAGTAGGTGATAATCTGAAAGCTAATAAGTATACGTTGGATAAAATTCAATATGGACGACAAAGAATTATATTAGATTATGACGAGGTTACACCTGATAATCTATTTGAAGTCATACAAAAAGCGATTCCATACCATATGAGAAATGCTGCAGATTGTGATTATTTAATACATTATTTTTTAGGTGACCAAGATATTCTTACAAAATTACCTTGTTCAACAAATAATATAAATAATCAAACAGTTGTTAATTATGCGTTTCCAATAACTAGAGAAATAGTTGGATATTCATTAGGTAATGCTGTTGAATTTTTACAAAAGGATATGAAATACCAACCAGATGTATCAAAACTTGCTGACATTTATGATTATGAAACTAGTTATTATGTAGATATTTGTTCAGCTATATATGCTTCTGTTTGTGGTATTGGCTATCAGATAACATTACCGAGTGAAAACATAAATAAAGACAATACACCTGAAGTACCAATTGTATATGATTATTTAGATCCTCGTACAACATTTGTTGTACAAAGTAGCAGTATTGGGAATCCTCAAATACTTTCAGGATATTATATTAAAAATAAATTAACTGGAAAATATGAATATACATGTTATACAAATAAATATAAATTTGAATTTACTTATGGTGATCCAAAATCCTTGAAAACTACTGTAAATATTATTGGATTGAATCCTATTACTATGGTTGAAAATTCATTGTTTTTAACAGGTGATTGGGAACAAGCAATTGCTGTTATGAATGCCAGCAATTTAGTTAGTAGTAATGCTTTAGATGATATTGAAGGAACAATAAAATCTTTACTAATTGTTATTGGCGCTGAATTTGAAGATAATGATGCCATCGATAGCGTAAAAGAAAAAAGAATATTGACATTAACAAAAGGCAATGGAAATACAAGCAATTTAGATGCAAAATTTATATCGCCTTCTCTAGACAGTGTTAGTGTACAAAATATAAGACAGTATTTAGAGGATGCTAGAAATGTAATAACAGGTATTCCTGATAGAAGTGCTAATTCTAGCGGTGGGGATACTGGTGTAGCTGTTTTAAATCGTGATGGTTGGACAGATATTGAAATAGTCGCAAGACTTAAAGAATTATTTTTTAAAAAGGCTAAAAAACAGCAATTGGCAGTTGGTTTAAAAATTCTTAAAATGTTAGGAATAATAAATAGTGATATTTCAGTTATTGATATCGAATTAATTATAGGTAGACACACTACAGATAATTTACAAACTAAGACACAAGCATTCAGTACGTTAGTTGCCACTGGTGAATTAGCGACAATAGATTGTTTAGAATTATCTAATTTAACAAATAAAACTCGTGAAATGGTAGAACGTGGTGAAGAAGCCAAAGTTAAAAGGCAAGAAGATGCTATAGAAATGGCAAAAAAATCAGCTGAGGCTAGTGGAGAAGGTCAAAGTTCTAATAAGAATGGCGATAATAAAACTGCACAAATAGAAAAAGCTGCTGCTGGAAATGATACAAAATAAAATATGGTTGAGACGCCTTAGAAATCTTAGGATGTTCTATTAAAGAGAGATATTCTTTGGAATATTTCTCAAAAGCGATTAACAAATAAAGTTTGACCTACCTATCGGTCATTTAAATAATTTAGGGTTCTAATCGACAGAGAAGTCGCTTAATCACTAGAACGAAAGGACAATTTATGGATTTTGAATTTATGAAAGACCTTATGGGAGATTCTTATAAGGACGGAATTACTTTAGACGAAGTAAAAACATTTATGAGTGGAAAAAAATTTGCAGATTTATCTACAGGAAATTATGTAGATAAAAATAAATACACAAATGAAGTAACCTCATTACAAGGGCAACTAACTGATGCTCAAACTCAATTAAAAAATAAAATGACAGATGATGAAAAAATAGTACAAGCGCAAAAAGATAAAGACGCTGAAATAGAAAAATTAAAGCAATTACTTCACGCAAATACAATCACTGGTAATAAAAATATTGTCATTAATGAATTAACAAATTCACGTGATATATTAGGAATTGACTCCGGTGATAAAGATTTTCAAACATTTGTTGATAATATTACGGTTGAAGATAGTGACAAAAGCAACAATGTTGCTAAATATGTATCAAAAATCGTAAAAAATGCGTATGAAAAAGGAAAACAAGACGCAGTAAAAGATGCTATGGGTGATTTTGGTAAAGGAAAAGGCAAAAGTAATCCTGATGGAAAAGAAACTATTGGTTCTATGGGAAAACGTTTAGCAGAACAAAATAAACCTAGTGGCGAAAAATTCGATTATTTTAAATAAGAAAGGAAGGATATACAATATGATAACAAAAGAAACATATGGAAATATTAAAAATATTCTTATCGGACAAGATAGTTATCACATTGCATTACCATGTATTATAGGTAATACAGGAGTAACTGCTGTTGATGGTAAGAAAATTTTAAAAGCTGGTACACCATTATATGGCGATATTACAGCTAGAGGAACAGCTTTTGTAAAAGCAACTACTACAACGGCAGATGGAGGAGCAAAATCTTCAAATGCTACAGCTATTCTATTACATGATGTCGATGTAACATCTGGTAATGCAAATGGAACTATTGTATTAGCTGGATGCATTGATTTACTAAAATTAGACAGTGCTACACAAACATTAATAGATGATGCTACAAAAACAGCATTATCTAGAATTATTTTCGTGAAAGGAAGTGCAATTTAATGGCAACTATATATGATTTAGTTACAGCAGCAGATGTTGTTGCATATTGGACTGAAAAAAATCAAAACGCACAACCATTATTAGGAGCTACATTATTCCCAGTTAAAAAACGTTTGGGAACTAAACTTGAATGGGTTAAAGGTGCTAATAATCAACCAGTTGCTTTGAGACCTAGTTCATTCGATGCGAAAGCTATTCGTAGAGATAGAAAAGGTATCGAAAAAGTATCTACAGAAATGCCATTTTTTAAAGAATCTATGTATGTAGATGAAAAAATGAGACAAGATTTAAATAATATGATCGCTAACAACAATCAAGCTGTTGCTGATCAAATATTAATAAATATTTATGATGATGAATCCAGTTTAATTGATTCTAGTGAGATAGCATTAGAAAGAATGAGAATGGAATTATTAACAACTGGACAAATTGTTATTTCTGGAAATGGTCAATCATACACATATAACTATGGTTTAGACACAGCTACTCAAAAAGTAACAGTTACTAAAGCTTGGAGTGATCCTACTGCAGATATCATTGGTGATATAATTGATATTATTGAAAAAGCAAAAGCAAGAGGTATTACAATTACTCGTGCTGTATGTAATTCAACTACTGCAAAATATTTTAGAACAAATACAGCTATTAAAAATGCCGTATATGTATTTGCAAATGGCACTGTTCCTGTAACAACTGCTAGAGCAATTGAATATATTAAAAATGAAACTGGTGTAACATTCTATGCTTATGATAACGTATATGTTGACGAAGCTGGTACAACTCATAAATATGTATCAGATAATACTGTAACATTCCTACCAGATGGTGATTTAGGATTCACAAATTTAGGTACTACTCCTGAGGAATCAGATTTAATGAACAGTGTTAATACTGCAGATGTGAGTATTGTTAACCAAGGTGTTGCTGTTACAACAAGTAAAATAGTAGACCCTGTTAATGTAGAAACAAAAGTTTCAATGATTGGCTTACCATCATTTGAAATGGCTGACAAAATCGTAATCTTAGATACACATAAAGATTAATATGGTAACTATAACAAATGGTGACAAAACAACAATAGTAACAAGAGGTGTATATGATAACATATACAAACCTCTTGGATATGCTATTGTTTCTGATAAAAAAGATGAAATAAAAAAATCAAAAATTGATTACGATAAAAAAAATGATGTAGTGACATCAAAAAATAATGTTAAAAATATTAGAAAGTAGGTGTAATAATGCTATATGAAATAGACAAAAAGTATTACATTCGTGTGGGTAGACGTTTTATTGAGGTTGACGTAGATGTTAAAAACGATGAAATCGATGTGATACCACATAAACCTACAAAAGAAATAGAAAATAATGGAAATATCAAATATAAAACACAATTAGTAAATGAAGATTTTAAAAAACAGATATTAATGAATAAAGACCGAAAAAATATTGGTGGATCTTCAAAATATAGGAGATGATATTATGAATTGTCGTACAATGGATGAATTAGTAACGGAATTAAAACGAATACTAAAATTTAGAGATATCATTGTATCTAACAAAGACGATGATATTCTAAAATATGAATTAAATCGCGCAATACAAGAAATTAATAAAGGCCGTAGGTTTGTACCTAGTGAAGACAAACCTTATGATCCAAAATACGATAGTTTAATAATCCCATTATGTGTTACAGCTTTTTCTAAAATCGGTGCAGAGGGACAATCTAGTCATAGCGAAAATGGTGTAACAAGAAATTATACATGTGGTGGGGATTACCCTATTGACATGTTAGATGGTATAATCCCATTAGTAAAGTAGGTGAAATATGAGAAACCTACGAAGAAACAAAAAAAAATTATATTTATGCCAAATCTATGAGAAAAATGGATTGAATTTATTTAAAGAACCAATATCATTATATGAAGATTATCAACCAACAAATAGCAGTGGTGATTTGATATCGATTGGAATGTCTTATCCTTTATTTTTAAGGATAAAAACAAATATATCAGAAAAAGATATATTCCATCCAAACGATAGATTATATGTTTATAAAGATATACCCGAAACACACGATCCGCTATGCAAAGATGCCGATTACGAAGTATATAAACAACCTTTATTTTACATAAATGAAGGTGAAATAATGTTAAAAAGGTTAAGTGCCGATTGGGATGAAAATTAATAAAAATATAAAATTATCATCAAATGATATAACTGGTTTAATAAAATCTTTAAATAAATTATCTAATACACTCAAAGATGCAAATAATACTTTAACAAAAGATATTGCCGAAGATGGATTGAATGCTCTGAACAATTTTTATAGTAAATCTTTTGATGAAAATATAGAACCACCGGATACATATATTAAAAAATTGCAAAACGGATATTCTATTGTAGCACATGGCAAAGATGTTGTTTATGAAGAATTTGGTACTGGTGACGAAGGTGCGAAAGATGGGCATCCTTGGAAAGGCCAAACGAATTTTAAACTAAACGCATACAATAGTGGTTCACATATACGAGATGCCAATGAATCATCAAAAGAACATAATATAATAAGTGGTAAATATTGGACATACGCAAAAAACGGTAACATCATATATACACAAGGTGTTCCAAGCGGTAAAGAATTGTATAGAACAATACAATATTTGCGAGACGAGGGAATAAATAAAATTGTAAATGAGAAAGTGAGGGATACGATATCGAAACTTTAACTCCGCAATTAAAAGATGATATTATAGTATTTTTTTCAGATACAAATGCAGTTAAAAGAATCTATCCATCATATAATGGTGAATATGAAAATATAACAATTAAAGAAAAATATGAACAGTATCCTAAAATAAATTATCCTATGATTGCTATTTCTGATATAAAAAATGAAGATTTAGTTAGATATGATGATGATAGTGGTGAAAATATATCGTATATGGGAAATCAATTTGAAATACATGCAATACAAGATACTGAAAGAACGGCGATTCAAAATACTCGAAGAATAGCTGATATTCTAGATACATATCTAAAAGGACAGAAGTATTGCTGTTTACGGAGAATAGGTGATCCCGCAATAGCTCCATTAAAAAGCGATAACAATGTTATGGTGTGTTATTTAAGGTATGAATATAATTTAGACATAAAAAATAATATAATATATAGGAGGTATTAATTATGGCAATTAATTTATCTACAGCAGGTGTACAATTATTATATGCAGTGGAAGCAACTGCAGGTGAAAGACCAACAACTGGTTATACAAGAATTAAAGGTATAAAATCTACACCAAGTTTAAATCCATCTCCAGAATCATTAGAAACAACAACATTAGATGAAACAGAATATAAGACATATATAGATGGTTTGAAAGATATTGGTGGTGCGATTGAATTTACATTTAACTTAACAGAAGAATTAATGACAACTTGGGATGCATTAATGACTGCATATGAATCAGCTAAAACATCAAATAAAGCTACTTGGTTTACAATAGTAGTCCCTGGTTTAACAAAATCATTTTATTTTACTGGTAATCCAAGTGCTATGGGTTTACCTGAAACGAGCGTTAGTTCTGTTTTAGAGATTACAAATTATATAACACCAACTAATGCGCCTGAAAAGTTTGCCAAACCAACTGATTTAGGCGAATAATTAATGTTTAATGAGAAAAGGAGTGTAGAATATGAATACAAAAATAAATCTAACATACAAAGATAATAAATATACTTTAGAATATGATAGAATGAGTATTAAAATGCTAGAAAACAGTGGTTTTGTTTTAGATGAATTTTTAAAAAAACCAATGAATAATATTGAATTGGCTTTTTCAGCCGCATTTATAAAAAATCACAAAGGCGTTCAACAAAATATTATCGATGACATTTATAAACAATGTAAAAATAAGAATTCTTTAATCACAACATTATCTCAAATGATTCAAGAAACATATGATTCATTCTTAGAGGATGGGACAGATGAGGGAAACGTGGAGTGGGAAGTAATCGACTTATCACCAAAGACAAGTCAAAAGTAGAGTTTACTTCCTTAACAGCCCTTTTTGAAAAACAATGTCCTATATATATGTCATTTGGTATGACATATGACGAATTTTGGTATGGCGATGCGTATCGAACAAAATTTTATAGAGACGCATATAAATTGAAAGTTCGACAAAAAGACGAAGAATTATGGCAACAAGGCATGTATATATATGAGGCACTTTGTGAAGTTTCTCCTGTATTACATGCTTTTTGTAAAAAAGGGACAAAACCTCTACCATATTCATCGAAACCTTATTTATCTGATGTAACTAGTTATAAAACAGATATAGAAAAAGCGAAACAAATAGAAAATGATAGATTAATTGCTAGATTACATTTTGAAGCTTGGGCCAGAGAAATGAAAAAGAGATTTAAGGAAAAAGGAGGAGGTGATTAAACATGAATGGTGCAGATGCAACTATGGATACTTTACAAATAAATATAGAAAGCGCAGCAAAGGACTCATCAAAACAGGTGGATGATTTAATCACTAAACTTAAAAATTTAAATACAGCACTTATGGATGTTGTGAAATCATCAAGTAACATAAGTAAATTGAAACAAAATGTATCTGGAATAAAAAATAAAACAGCTACAAAAACACCTCAAATAAAGGGTTTTGCTGCTACTGACAAAAACATAAAAAATGAAATATCATCAAAATTAGATACCGTGGGTATAAAAAGTTTAAACGGATATAAAATAGCAGCTGAAAATGTATCTTCGGCTTTCGATGGCATGACTACCTCTATTACCACTTATAAAAATAAAGTAGGTAATACAGTTACAGTTACACAAAAATTAAAAGATGGTATTGCTCAAGTTGGCGTAACAACGAATAATACAAATAAACGTACAAGTCAATTTCAAACAAAACTAACTGAATTAACTAAAAAAATTTCACTTTATAAATTAGCCATAACTGGTGTAATTACAAGCCTTATTGTTACTGGCAAAAAAATAGGTAGTTTAGTAGATAATGCATCAAATTACAATGAATCGTTTAATATGTTTATGGTTACAATGGGTGATTATGGCAAAAAAGGTTTATCATGGATTGAAAAGTTCAGTAATGCTTTATACTTAGATCCGTCGAATGTAATGCAATACATGGGATCATTTAATTCTTTGATAAAAGGATTAGGAACCGGCAGTGATAAAGCATATCTTATGAGTAAAAATTTAACTCAGTTAACATATGATTTAGCATCATTTAAGAATTTATCTTTTGAAGAATCTTATCAAAAATTATCAAGTGCTATTTCTGGAGAATTGGAGCCTTTGCGAAATGTAGGTGTTGCATTATCACAAAACACATTACAACAAACTGCATATTCATTGGGAATAAAGACAAGTATTAATGATATGACAGAGGCTCAAAAAGCTCAATTGCGCTATATTCAAATAATGAAGTCATCATCTGAATGGCAAACAGATATGGGTCGTACGTTAATACAACCTGCAAATGCGTTACGTGTTGTGAAAGAACAGTTTAGTTTATTAGGACAAGCTATTGGTAGAGTCTTTTTACCAATTGTTATGAAAACCATACCATATGTTATGGTTATTACAGAAGAATTGACAAAATTAGCCAACCGATTAGCTACATTATTAGGTTTTAAAATAGATTTTTCAACAACAAAATCAAATTTAAGCAATATATCAACAGGTATAACTAATATCGGTGATTCAGCAGAAGACACTAAAAATAAATTAAATACTATGTTAGCGCCATTCGATGAATTAAACGTGGTTCAATCGCAGACACAATCTGCTGGTAAAGGATTGGGAACCGGAGCCGATGATTTAGGTGTTGATTTACCAGAATACGATGCTTTAGCAGGATTAACAAGACAATTCAGTGACAATATAGACAATGCTAGAAAAAATCTTAAAAAAATAATACCTGTTGTTGTCGCATTGGGTGCCGCATTTGGTTTATTAAAAGTAGGAAAAAGTATATTTAGTTTTTTCAGTCTATTAGGTGGTGGATCAGCTAAAGCAGGTTTACAAGCAACAACTTCTCTTGTTGTTACATTGGCTGGTAAACTAGGTATGAGTGCTGGAGGTTTATGTGGCATCATTTTAGCTGCTGCAGCAGCAATGGGCGTAGGTGCGTATACTGGTGTGAAATTTAATAAGATGTTATCAGACGCTGTTAGTGGAAATAAATCATTAACAGAAAGTTTTAATGAATTAAATGGTGTACAAAAAGGTTTATTCATTTCTACAGCTATCAGTCCATTAAGCGGCATAACAGCTGGCACTATCGCGTTAATTGGTGTAATAAAAGAGTTAAATACAAAAATAAATAGAACAGTTGATGATTTCGATAAAGGTGTTTCTAAATCAAGCCAAAAAAAATTAACACCTATAATAGATGATATAAAATCACTTGACAAAGCTATAGATACTGTATCTTTTAAAGGAAAATTTGTAACAGATGCCGATGTTGCAGATGTGAATACAAAGATATCAAATATTAAAAATACAATCGTCACACAATTAGATACGAGTAAAAATAAAGAATTAGCAAATTTAAAAACATTAGAAAAAACTCTCGATACAGACAAATACCAAGCATTAGTAGATAAAACTTCTAAATTTTACGATGATCAAAGTTCTAAAGTTCAAGAAGGATATGATAGAATAAACGAAATTATTGCAACAGCACATTCGGAAAATAGGGAACTTACGGAAAAAGAAATGTCAGAAATAAATACTATACGTAGAACAAATAATGACATCGCAATACGTGACGCAACAAGTAGTACAGATGAATACGAACGTGTTATGGCACGTCTAAAGCATAATGTGGGTGCATTAACACTGGAAACAGCATCAGAAACTATTAAAAATGCAAAAAAAACAAAAGATAGTACTATAAAAGACGCCGAAGAACAATATACACAGATATTAGCACAAGCTGATAAATTAGCCGAAGCTGGCGCGATAAACGACGATGAATATCAAGCTATGGTAAACGCTGCCAAAAAAACATATAATGAAACTGTTGATACTGCTAACAAACAATACAATGATATTAAAAAAACTACTAAAACAAAATTAGGTGAAAATGCAAAATATATTGATGACAATTCAGGTGAAGTTTTAACAACATGGCAATATCAGAAAAAAAGAGCGGGAGAAATATTTAGTAATATTGGTCAAAAGATAAGTAATACTTTTTCAGATATGGGTAAAAATATGAAAAAGGCGGCAGGAAAAGTTGGAGAAACACTAGATGACTTAAAAACTAAATTTAATAATTGGAAGGCCAAATTAAAAACACCTCATATAAAATGGGATAGCGACGGCTGGCAAGCTACAGGTACGTTGCAAAAAGTTTTAAGTACCTTACATTTACCAACTACGTTACCGAAATTAAATGTTAAATGGTATGAAACAGGAGGTTATCCGACCACAGGAGAACTATTCTTTGCAAGAGAAAATGGCCCAGAATATGTTGGATCAATAGGTAATAAAACAGCAGTTGCAAATAACGACCAAATAACAACATCACTTACAAATGCGTTAATTCAAGCGTTAGATCAATATGATTTCGGAAATAATCAACCTACAAAAAATGTAATTTATATTGGTAACAAAAAAGTATTTGAAGGTTATGGTGAATATGTGGATTCTGAAAACGATCGTTATGGAGTTTTAAAAGTATAAGGAGGAAATATGAGCAATTTTAAAGGATATTATATGAAATGTAATGGATGCACATTCCAAAACCCAAGTTTTAAAAGAAAAGGTTTTAAATATGCTCCTAAATTAGTACAAGTAGCTGATGCTACTACTACTGCAAGCGGTAAACTAACAGTAAAAGTATTACCACATGCTCGTAGTAAAATATGGTGTTCATTTCCTCCAATGACTCCAGAAAAATTTCAGGTTTATTATGATGCTTTAAAATTAGATGAAGCTGGAGAATCAATGTATTTGACAATCGAAACTTATAACGATGGCAAAGATAGGTATGAAACTGATACATATTACCACACAGATATTTTATATACACCTGTGATTTATGAAGGACGTAGAATGATTGAAATAGACGATTTCGAATTGATAGGGCATTAGGAGTGATAATATATGACTGACACTGAAAAAGAAGCATTAATAAACAATACTGCAACAATACCTTTTCGTATTAAAATATTAGATAGCAATGTTATGATTACAGAAGATAGCATATCCGACGCAACATATGAAGATTTTCGATATGTTGATACTGCAACGATATGTATTGGTCAATTTGTTGCTAGAACTTTTTCGTGTGAATTGAAAGACATAAATAAATTATTTGAAATTGAAAACAAAGAAATTTCTATAGATATGGGTATCAAAATTGGTAACACAACAACTTGGCATTCGTTAGGTAATTTTTTAATCACCAAACCTACTAACGATGATGTGAAAGAAAAAACATCATTTGAAAGTATGGATTATACTAAAAAATTTAATAAAGTGTTTGATGATACTGATTTAACATATCCTTGTACAGCCCAAGAATTAGCACAATATTGTTGTAATAAATGTGGTGTGGAACTAGCTACGACAAATTTTACAAATAATGATTTTATTATTGAAAATAATCAATATGATAGTGATGATACATATAGAAAAGTCATGCAAGATATTGGAAAATTAGCTTATTCTTGGATAAGAATTGGTTGGGATAATAAATGTTATATAGATTTTTCAATAGATAATGATGATATTGATGAATATAACAAAATTTCACCAGATAATTATTATGATTTGTCATTACAAAAAGAAAAATTTGGTCCAGTCAATAGAGTTGTTATTGGATTAAGTAATATCGAAGGTGAAAATGTATATGTCGAAGATCCTAATAGTATAACTCAACACGGTGTAACAGAACTTCAAATAACAGACAATAATTTGACATATACTCCAGAATTACGAGAACAAGTTATAGAAGGCGCAAAAAAATTATTCGGATTAGAATATATACCAATTGAGTCTACTACCACAGGCCATCCTTGGCTATTGGGAAACAAAAGAATACAATACGAAGGATTGGATAATAAATTGTATATAACTTATCCATGGGATAGAACTATTTCATATAATGGTCATATCAAAAGTAAATTAAGTAGTAAAGCTGATACAAAAGTCGAAACAGAATATAAAAATGAAGTTGGTGTCGCATCACAATTAAAAAAGACTAGAATTATTGTCGATAAACAAAATCAGGTTATTAGTGCCTTAGCAGAAAAAATCGTTGATATTAGTTCTACTGTTGCAAATAACAATAGCGTTACAATCAAAAATGCAGCTAATACACAACCATATAATATTACATTAACGGGCAATATAGAGTATCCCATAGTAAATAACGCGCAATTAGGAACCACAGGAATATCATGTGGTATGGTTAAAAGTGGAGTAACATATAGTAGGGCACATAAAGAATATAGTAAATCATATATTGTTGGTGAATTTAAAGTAAACTCACCTATCTTAAAAATATATAAAAACGATGAACTTATATCCGAATATACATTACCATTCAATCATCTTTATAAAATTGGCGCAGTAATGGACGAATTTCAAATCATCAATAGTGTATGTAAGCTTATACAACGAATAGGAATAACAAACAATGGTGTAAAATATATACTAAAAAAGCCAAGAGAATATGAATTAGGAACAATAGATGTGTTATTACCAGAAGGTGATTCTAAGATGGTATTTGATGGTTTACATATTTCTGTTACGTATTTAAATAAAAATGATTATACAGAAAAATTTGCCACTAAAGTTGATGTAACAAATGAAATAAAAGTAGCAAGTGATGAAATTTTAATACAAAGTAAATCAGAAATATTGGATAATGGTGACGCCCTAATAGCTAGTATAAATACAACATCAACTGGTAATGTTAAAATAAAAGCAAGTGATACAATAGCATTAGAAGGTACTACAACAGTTGGTGATAAAATAAAATTCAATTTAGATGGTTCAGTAACCGCTCAAGATTTGCGATTATTAGATGGTGGTAGAGTAATCGGTGGCGATGGACTACTAACTAATTTACAGTTTATATCTACAGGCGAATTAGATAGTGGCTTTACGTTCCTTGGTTTTAAAGAAATAGATTATTATTCACAATACGGTTATGCAGATTGCATTGTTGACGCATTTATTCCAGACAATTTTACAATAACAAATGCTTATATAACAATATATATTAGTTCAGAAGACGTATTTAATGTTGAAAATGTATCTGTTGGTAATGGTTATCCAAAACAATTAAAATTATATAAAGGCAGTGGAAATGAAATAACTAATTATTATGTCGCACCTAGTTCAGGTATTTTACAACATTATGATCCGTTGTCAGGAGAAGAAATAGTAAACGCAATTAATAATCAAGCTACATATACGCCCACAACATCGCCAGGTCATATAACGACAGTAAAAACAATTAATTTAAAAGATAACTTATCGTCTGGACGAAATGTATTTATATTGCGAACAACATTGCCTCGCCCAGAATCACCGCAGTCAACAAATAATTCAACTCAACCATATTTAGATACAGGCATTGGCAAAATGGTATTGGACATATTAGGATATATGAGCGTAAAGGAGAGTGATTAATTATTATGAAATTATTAAAATTCCCAAAAAATTTATCAGATAAATTAAAATTACAACAAACAATAATTACTATAAATGAATTGTTATTAGAATTATATAAACAAAATATCATTAATTTGGAAGATTCTGAAAAATATGATATAATAAAAAGAGAGGATGATAAATAATGGATAAAATAACTTTCCAAGACGCTACCTTGAAGACACAAGGATATGTGACAATTAATGGTACGAATTATGAAATAATTGATAGTGTGTATGAAAACGGAACAGAATTAAATGCTGCTATTTTTAATACATTACAAAATAATATAGAAACAGCAATCAATAAAGTAGATGCAAAATCAATATCTTATGTAACATCTACACAATTGTCAGAAGGTATTGTGCCTATAGAAGATTGTTATATAGAACTTTTTGCATCGGCTTCTGGTTGGGGAACTGCTGGCGCGAAAATAGAATTTACTATAAATAATACAGAAGGTAATGCGGAATTAATAAATAGTATAACAAATGGCACACAAGGTCATGATAACGTACCCGATGGGTTGTTTACAATGTCAGTATATAAGTTATTAAAAAATACGACATACAAATTTCTCGCAAGTGAATTAAGTGGTGGGACGATATATAGTGGTATGATTGGTAAAATAATACCATTTATTTAAAGGAGGATTATATGGCTTATCAAAAACAAATATGGGAAGACGGAAAAACGATTGTGTCCGCAGATAGAATGACTAATATCGAAGATGGAATTACGAATAATGACACACGTATAACCAACCTAACATCCGCTGTTAATGAAACAAATACAAACATTGGTACATTAAATAATTTACAAACC